AAGCTTCTAATTGATGAGGTTGACCTGGTATTTGTCTTACTGTATCACCAATAGTTAATTTTTGTTCTATAACATCAGCAGTTTCAGTGTCTATCCAACGATATAAGAATTCACCTTTATCAACATACCAAGTTTCATCTTTAATCATATGATAGTGCATAGAGAATTTAGCACCTTTGTTGAAACAAAGTAATTTACCACAATAAAGTTCGTTATTTTCTATGATGACTTCTTTACCCCAACCTTTTGGAACACAACACCCTTCAGTTTGAAGAGCATTTATAACTACTGGTTTATCCATTTATTACTTGATTAATTTTATCCTTAGATATTATATATCATATCATGTGTGATGTTTAATCAATCTTGACTAAAAGTTAGTTCTATTTACTGGCTTTCATCATTCCAGTCAGATCCATTCAATATCTGTAGCATTTCTTGATAGGTATAAGGTCCTTCCGCTGTTGTTAATGTTTCAACACATTGAGGTGTTGTACTTTCCCATTTAACAAAGGTCTTAGTACCGTCTAACGATCGCCTAACTGTATCTGAGCTGGTCTCTAATACCTCTTCAAAATTAATCTTTGATAATTCTGAAATGTTAAATACTATGAATGTTCTTTCCATTTAAATTTTTATTATTTTAAATTCCTACTCTACCTCTTTGTGCATTAAAGTTATTTAGTATCTCAGTTGCGGTTAAAGCACGAGAGTAAAACCTTGCGATATTGACACGAACTTTAGTCCATGTTTGTGGTGATGAGATTGATGGTCTTGCTGCGAGTGTAAGTCTAGATGATGTATTGTTTACGGTGAAAGTTATGTTTGTCGTCATTTTTAGAGAACCGTTACGATACATCAACACGTTGCTACCGTCATATACATAAACGACTTGATGCCAGTTATTATAGAAATTTCCTGTGGTCATGGTCTCAGATGAATTATTTATATTTCCTGTACCACCAAGCCTTTCGCAATAACATGTAACGTAACCTGATGCTGCTGAGCCTGGATTTTGAGTAAAGTTAATACCCCAACCATGATTACCACCAGTTACGCTTGAATACCCACCAAAAATCATATAATACTGAGTTGTGCTAAGTGGTGTAGTTGGATAGAACCAAACCTCAGCGGTATAAGCTTGACTACCATTAACCGAAAATGCTGCATTATATGCGCTGGTGCTTAGAAAGTCATTTGTGCCATCAAATGACCAATATGATGCTGATCCGGATGAAACAAACGTTGGGCCGTTTGTCAAATTCTGAGAAACTACCTGACTACCCATGTCAGTCACTGATGTTCCTGTGCGAGGATATGAAGGAGCAAAGGCAGCATCTACTGACCATACTAGATTAGTTGTATTAACTGCTTCATAATCTCTATCAATCACCATTTTATCAACCTGCCCTTGATAGTACTGTAGAGCAAGTGCGGCACTGGCATATGTTGTGCCTGAAATAATAGAAGTTAGCCCGATAAGATCTGAATCGTTTGCGGCAACAAAAATAGATGGACCTTGACTCGCTTTATTTAGATATATTGTATAACCACCAGTAGGTGGTGATATACCGTTCCAGTAATCAGTTAATGGAGTAGGACCTTTTGGAATATCTCCAGTTCCAATCCAGAAACTACTTTTCTTTAGGCTTGCTGCCTGAGTGACAGCTGAATACTTAATAACGTTAGGCATTTTAATATGATAATTTGTAATTATATATATTTATTTTACAACTTGATTTATTTTATCTATCACCATTTGTGAGGTAATTTGTTTTGTACATTCAAATTGTCTGTCTGTATTTTTATGATCTGGACACCAGTTCCAATCACCACTGTCTAATCTATGCCTATTAAAACATCCTGTGCAAACATTTTTATTTATAACACGATAAGTGTTTGATGTTGTTTCGCTATACTCTTCGCTGAATCCTGAGATAAGTATAGTTGGTAAACCAATTGTCCAAGATAACCAACTTAAACCAGAACCTAAACCAACAAAGAACTCACAGGAAGCCATTTCTTCAATTAATCTTTCAATTGAACCGGCTTCAAATTGTGTTATACCTTTTGGATGAAAGTTGCCCATATAACCATCATTTTCTTTTGAATAAAGAACAACTTCATATCCAAGAGAGTTTAGATAGTCAACCACTTCTCGCCAACCATTTGGATTATTCCAATATTTAGCTTGACAAGTAGAGTGCATTCCAATTCCAACTTTCTTTTTCTTTTCAACATTTGGAACTTTTAACAAAGCTCTTGTTTCTTTATACTCTAATCCTAAAATATCGGAAGCTGTTTTTTGCAAAGGTTCACTTTTAAAGTCATTTGGATTTCTTGCTTCATCATATTTACCGTCTTTGTAAAACCAACCTATTTTATACATAGCGTGAATATTATTTACAACTACTCCAGGTTCTGCAAATTCAATATCTGGATAACTTTCTCTAAAAAGATTATTCATAAAGGTGGAAACTATTAGTTTACAACCATGTTTATCTTTGAATTCTCTAATAAAAGGAGTCCAAGCTAATGTGTCGCCTAATGAGCTACTTTCAAGTACGATAAAAACTCTTTTATCTTTTAAGTTTAAAGTTTGGTCATATATTAAAGAACCGCCTTCCCAAATTTTTGTATTCCATTTTGTGAAGTATTCTCTGTTTAGTCTAATCCAATGATTTATTGATAGTGTTTCTGAGTAATGACATTTACCAACTTCATCATAAAATTCAATTTTGAATTTACTATCAGAAGTTCCATTTATTTCTAAATAAGGATTAACAATAAAGTTTTGAATAATTTCAGGTTTAGGTATAAATCTAGTTTGTTCCATAACAGGAATTCTGTTAACTTTTTTGTAAAAATTAACATAACTGTTTTTGAAAGACTCCAATTGGTCTTCAACTATATATTTTCTGTCTGAATAAAGTAAAGCTATTAATTTATATTTAGTTGAAGATATATCACCATTTATCTCTGTTATATAAGGCGTGAACATATCCATATATTGTTCAAGATTTCTTGTTAGGATCTTTAATCCATATGACGTGGCTTCTCTTAAAACTAAAGGATTACATTCCCAAGTTGAATTAAACATAAACAAATCCGCCGCTTTCATGAAATTATCAACATCAGATCTTTCATCCCAAACAGTTACATTTGATGGTAGATTTTTCATAACAGGTCCCCAATAATCTTCAAAGTTTGGAGCTTGATTTCCAATAAAGTGAAATTGAATTTCTGGATTAGACTCTTCTAAAGATCTAGCTACTTCAACTCCTTCCTTTTGATTTTTACCAGATGTCCATAAGCCAACATTAATAACGTGTTTTTTATTAGGATCCATTCCTAATAAAACTTTAGCTTCTAACTTTTCCTCAGTTGTAGGTACTTTATTTTCTATTGGAAAAGGTAAAACTTCAGCATATGATGGCATTTCCGAGAAGGTTTTAAATTTATGCCAAGGAGTACAAAAAGCATAACCATCAGGATTAAATCTTTTAGATGTGTTTGGATTAAACCAAACATTGTGACAAGTTTCAATCATCTTCCATGTTCTATCATTACTGTATAATTCATTTAACATAGAATCTGGAATTTTATTTGAATGATCAAATCCTTCTAAAATCTCATCTGCGTGTATAATATCTATTTTATTATCGCGAATGATATTCATTAAAATAGATTTATCTTCATAAAGTGTGAAGAAGTTTTCAGGCTTAATTATTTTTTTGATTTCATTTTTTTGAACAACATAAGCCCATCCGCCAATATCAGCATACTCTACTACGAACAACTCAAAATCTTCATTATCAATTAAAGCTTGTATTCTTTTTAAAAGGAATGAAGGCATTCCACCTGTAGAAAGATGTGGTGCTAAAAACAATATCTTTATTTTTTCTTGCATATTTATAGTTATATTTTTTCTTATAGATTATATTAAAAATAAGAATAAAGTTATGACCTATAATTAAAAAGTGCCTATGAAATTTAATATATACAATATGAAACTTGTAAAATATTTTGAATTTAACCAACAAGATTTAGAAGCATCTAAATCATTTCGTGTTAAAGATGAATTAAATCCTAAAATATGGGATGATTTTAAGATAGATGATGAAGTTAGAGAAGATTTATTAAAAATTGCTCAAGACTTCTATGCTTCTACTGGCTTAGAAGCTGATGTTGAGGATATTGTCTTAACTGGTTCTTTAGCTAATTATAATTGGTCTGAGAAATACTCAGACTATGACTTACATATTTTAATTGATTTTACTAAAGTTAACGATGCTATTGAATTAGTTAAAAAGTATGTTGATAGTGCTAAGTCTGTTTGGAATAAAGAACATGATATTAAGATAAAAGGTTACGAAGTTGAAGTTTATATTCAAGATATATCAGAACCTCATAAATCAACTGGTGTTTTTTCTTTATTGAATAATAAATGGAATGTTAAACCTGAAGAGTTTGACTTTGAACCAGATGAAGATATGATTGCTGAAAAAGGTAAATCGGTTATGATGATGGTTGATGAGTTAGAAGAACAAGTAGATGAAGATAAATATGATGCTTTCATTGAAAAAGTTCAAAAAGTTTGGGAAAAGGTTAAAAATTACAGAAAAAGCGGTTTAGATTCTGAAGGTGGTGAGTTATCAATGGGTAATTTAGTATTTAAGTTTCTTAGAAGAAATGGATATGTTGGTAAAATAATAGATCTTAAAAGAAAATCATACGATAATCAATTTAAATAATATGGAAATTAAAATATCAGAAATAGAACAAGTGTTCAAAGATGTCTTTGTCGCAGAAGAAGGTGTTGTAAATACAGTTGAATCTGTATATGAAATGTCAAGAGATGAAGATTTCTATAAACTTGTTATCTCTATACATGGTTTATCTACTCAAGATACTTCTATTATACATACTAAATTCATTTTTAAGACAGATTTAGATAAAAGACACATAGTTGATAATTCATTTATTTACTTATATGATATTAACTGTATCTATCATAAAATTGAATTTACAAGTGTGGTTGATATGAGGAAAAAGATAGAGGATATAATTGAATCAAAAAGTTTTGGAGAAGATTTACAAATTCTTTCTGACTTTATTGAAGCTCCAGCAATGTTCTTAAACTACTATATGAGAAGAGATAATATTACTGATTATTCAATTTTTGATGTTGAGTATGAACCTAAGTTCAAAACAACTCCTTGCGATAAAACAACATTTGATTTCAAAATTAACATTAATAACAACTATAATATGGAAATGTCTATTCATAAAATAGACAGAATTGATGAAGAAGAGTTAGATACTTATAAGTTTCAGTTCAAGTTTATGGATGAGATTGAAATCTTTGAAACAGATACAATTAAAAACGTTCACTTCTTTATTGGTGACCATATTGCTAAAATTTTAGATAGAAAATTAAAGAATAAGTAATGAAATACCTTGAAAAGTTTGTCAATTACCTAAATGAATCTACTGAAGATATAACTGATTTAACTAAAGAAGAGTTAGATGAATTACTTATTCCTATGTCTGATTTAGGAATTGAATATTCATTTACCACTCCAAGAGTTATCACTGATGGTGAATTTTCTGGTTATAAATCAATGAATATTCAATTTAGAAACTCTTTTCAATTAGGTGCTTCAGGTGGTTATACTGAACAAATAATTGATGATAAGTTTTGGGATTTCTTAGATGAATTAATAGCTCTTAAAAATCGTTTAGAAAGTGCTAGAGTGTCTATCGGTACTAACTGGAGACACCATATAATTGTTACTTTTATACAAAAAGCTAAAGTTGAAGGTGATTTATTTACAATACAAAAGTTGTATAATGATATGGCTTTAAGAACTAATGCTTCAAAGAGTGATTTTACAAATAACATGACTAAGACTTTAGATAAAGAAAATTTAAAAATCACTGTTAGATGTAATGGTGGTTTTGGATACTCTGATTATACAGATAGAAAATGGAATGGTCTTTTCAGAGGTATAGATTTTTCTAAATTTAATGTAGAAAAGGAAATTACTGAAGATAGATTTGGTGGTAAATCGGCTGTTATAACAATTACACTTAAAAGTGAATCTTAACATTTAATATATATGTTAATAAAAATATTATAGTAAAATGTCTCATATATTATTAAAACAAGTACCGACTTCAGCAATTACAGCACCTGCGGCAACGTATGTTAAATTTTTTAGTAATTTTAACGATGGTGGTATTTTATATTATATGGATGATTCGGGTAATCCTTTACCTGTTGGTGCTGGTTCTACTTATAATCCAGTTACTGAAATAACATATTCAAGTTTATACAGTTTGAAAACTTCTAATGGATTTGCAACAGCTTCATATTATTTAATTACAGATTTTGATTCTGTTTATGATCAACCAGATTTTTACTGTGATGGTACTCCTAAAACAGTAGTTGATAACAAAGGTAAACCTGCGGGTTGGGGATATCAACCAATTTTAGTATTAGCAACTTCAAAAAATAATTTATCTCCTGACGCTTATCAACCATCAATTGCATCAGGTTATTATTATGGATTTCCACTTGATAAGATTAAATATGATATTACTTGGAATAAAACAGAATTCAATAAAAATGCTAAGGGTAGAATAACTGAAAGAATAGATGAGTTTGGAAATAGAACTGATTATGATCATAGAACAATAAGATTTAGAAGATATCAAAATTATGTAAAAGATACTCAACTTACTGGTGTTATTACAAATTATAATTGCACAACCGGTGTTGTTACTGGATCAGGTTCTTCATTTAGCTCAGAGCTTTTACTTGGTAATATTATAATAATAGACTCTAAGGCTGATTTAGGTTATGATATTGGACTTAAAGTTGGTACTCAAAGTGGTAGTATTGCTTCTGATGGTTCATTTACAGCCATTGTTGATACTTTATATGCTGGTGGTGTTCCTTCTTCGGTTCCGCTAAATAGCACTGGTTATATTACTACAGAAGATTACAGTTTTTCTGGTAAGACTTATGATTTTTATTCAACAACTGCTACTGGTGATTTTAACCAATATAAAGAAATTTATTTTGGACAAGGTGATGCTAATGATTGTGATAAAGAAGTTTATACATTTAATTTAACAAACTCTACTAATAATAAAATTGGAAACTATTCACAAGTTTATTTAAGTGCTGTTAATAATGTTTTCATACTACCTAATAATGTATTTGGTTCTTCTTGTAAAAATAATACAATATTGGATAATTTTTATAATAATCAAGTTGGTGATAATTTCTTTGAAAATAGCATAGGTTATAACTTTAGTAAAAATTTTATTGGTGATAACTTCTCCAGAAATACTACAATTGATAATTTCTCTTCTAATATAATTGGTGATAACTTTAAATGGAATATAGTACAAACTGGAGTTTCAAGTTATGATTTCACATCAGCTACTCATGTTTATGGTAACTATAACTGCTTTATGTTCTCAAACTCTATTGGATTTGTTAGATTGTCTTATTACAACTCTTCTGATGTGTTAGTAATAACTGATGTTGATGCTTAATCTCTCATAAAAGAAATAACAGTATCTAAATTTTCTCTGTTAAATCCATCTAATGGTTTTCCGCCAACTTTTAAATAGTCACCATAGATATTATTGTATTCATCTATTGTATAGAATTTATTATCTAATTCTGATAATATCACGTTAGTGTCGTGAAATGTAACAGTTTTATTCTGTAATCCTGTTTCACCATATGCTGGTCCGATGGGTCCAACTAATTCAGTACCTGATATTTCTTCATTAATAAACTGTTTGAATGATTTAATCATTTTTAGCTTCTATTTTTTCAAAATACTCATCTTGCTCTTCAAGTGAATATTCCTCTCTTCTATTGTTATATATTAAATTATAAAGGAACTTATCATGTAATTTATGATGTTCATCATGAATCATAGTTATTTTACAAGTTTCTTCCTCAAAATTGTTTTCAATTTTAACTATTTCCATTCCAAACTTACCATTTCTATCGTGTAAGTTACAGATAACCTTAACTTTACTTTCAAGTAATTCTAAAATTTTAGAAAAAGTAGTATTCTTAGAAAGATATAGATAATCTTTCATTTCTTCCTTGTTTGTAGCTTGGTACAACTCTAAGAAATCACGTTCTCTTTTAGTTAAAGCTTTCTTTTTAGAAACTTTAACTCTTATCTTATTTAGTTCCATATCTTTAACAGATTCGTTTAATAAATAATATTTTATAAATCTTTCAATTTTCTTCATGCAAATATACTACTTTATTGTTTTATATATTAAGAAGTATTTGTTTATTTTATATATACATTGTAAAATTACATTAAATAGATGGATAAGAAATTACTTGATGCTCTAAATAATTTATCTGTAGCTCTTGGAGATATAGCACAAGCACTTGCTGATAAAAGCGAGGCGAGTTCTGCTACCGCAAAGGCTATGCAGGGTGGTGACTTCATAACTGAAATAAAAGAAATTAATGAAGGTGTAAAGGCTTTACAGAAAGATACTAAACTAATTTTGGCAAATCAGCAAACTATCATGAAAATGGGTAGTTCAAAGGCTAAGGATTCTAAAACATCTGATGTTGAAAATATGGGTAAGGATAAAACATCACAAAAGAATTTCAAAGAAGGTATTGGTGTTATATTACTTATCGCAGTTGCTGTATTAGCTTTGGGTGTTGCTTTTAATATAGTTGGTAAAGTTAACTTTTTATCAGTTATCGCATTGGCACTAGCACTTCCTTTACTTGCCATAGGCTTTTCTAAAGTTTTAACCACATTAAAAACGGTTGGTTTTAATGCCAAAGAGGATGGTAAAAATTTCCTTATTGCTATTGGTGTTATTGCCCTTTCTATAACAATGGCATCTTGGATATTAGGTATGATAATTCCTTTATCATTCACTAAAGCAATGACCGCCACATTTATTGCCTTAACCTTTGCATTATTGGCTCCTTCTATACAGAAATTTATGTTGGCATTTAAAGATATGAGCTGGATGCAAATATTAAAAGCATCAGTAGCAATGGTTGTTATATTACCTGCTATGGCTTTAGGTATAGCCTTTGCTTCTTGGGCATTTCAACTTATTAAACCAATTGGTATTATGCAGTTTCTTACTGCTGTCGGTATCTCATTAGTTTTTGTTGTTATATCATATGGTCTTAGAAAGATGTTGAAATCATTTAAAGGTATGGATATGGCAAGTCTTGCTAAAAGTGTTTTATTCCTACCATTGGTTCTTCCAGCTGTTGCATTAAGTATAGCTTTAGCATCTTACGCTTTACAATTAGTTAAACCTGTTGGATTTATACAAATGCTTACTGCTATTGGTATTTCTATAGCCTTTACAGTTATTGCGTATGGTTTGAATAAGATGTTAACTGCATTTAAGGGTGTTAGTCCTGCTCAAGCAATTGCGGCGGCTATAATGTTGCCTATATTGTTTGTTGCTATATCATATGCTATTGCTTACTCATCAGTTGCTTTTTCTCAAATAGTTCCGATTAAATTCAGTCAGTTCTTAACCGCTATTGGTATTGCGGCGGTGTTTGTTGTTATATCATTCGGTTTGAAAGTAATGGCTAATGCGATATCTCAGTTAAGATGGAAAGATGTTTTATTAATACCAGCTTTATTTACTGTAATGTCTGTTGCGATAACTATATCATCATTTATCTTATCTAAAGCGACTTCTATTCCTTTTGCAAAATTAATGTCTATTCTTGGATTTAGTATTGTAGCCTCTGCTGCTGTTGTTGTTATGGGTGGTGCTATTTGGGTCCTGAATAAAATGGGTGTATCTATTCCAACAGCTATTAAAGGAGGTATAGTTATTGTTATTTTAGCGGCAGTTATTATGGCTTCTTCATTAATTTTAAATGTTGGTAAGTATAAAAACTATCCAAGTTGGAAATGGGCAATTGGTGTGGCTCTTAGTTTAGGTGCTTTTGGTTTAGGTGCTGTGCTTTTAGGAACACAAGCTCTTAATCCATTCTTTTATGCGGGTCTTGGTATTATACTTGTTGTTGCTGCTACTATAGTTGCTACATCATATATTTTAGCTGAAGGTAGTTATAAAAAATATCCTACGCTCAGTTGGGCAATGGGTGTCGGTTTGGCAATGAGTGCTTTTGGTTTAGGTGCTGTCCTTTTAGGTACTCAAGTTTTTAATCCTTTATTCTATGCTGGTTTAGGAATGATTGTCGTTGTCGCTGCTACCATAGTTGCTACTTCTTTAATATTTGCTAAGGGTAATTTTGATACTAAGAAATTTCCATCAATGACTTGGGTGTTGGGTGCGACTGCTATTATATTAGGTATGGGTCTTATTGCTGCTGGTTTGGCTATTGTATCACCTCTTATCATAATAGGAAGTATTGCTATATTGGCTATTGCTGGTACTATTTGGGCTGTTGATAAAGTATTTCAGAAAGGTGCATTTAAGAGATATCCATCAAAGAATTGGTTAACTAACGCTATGTCTGTTATAAAAAAGGTTGGAAATTTAGCTGTAGATTTTTCAATAAAATTACCTTTGATTATATTAGGTGCTATTTCTATTGCTGCTGTTGCTGCAAGTATTTTAGTAGTTGATAAAATATTACAAAAAGGTAGGTTTATTAAATATCCACCAGTTGCTTGGGTTAATGGTACTACTTTAGCTTTAACTAAATGGACTAAGTTAATGGATAGTATTTCATTTGGTAGTGTAGTTGGTGGTGGTATAGCCGACTTTTTTGGTGGTGGTTTGGGTGATGTTGCTGAATCTATTGTTAGTGTTGCTAAGATATTTGCAAAAGCTGGAAATGCTTGGAAAAGTTATCCTACAGGAGCTTGGGTTGATGGTGTATCAAGTGCGTTAACTAAATTTAGTAAACTATCGGAAAAATTAGATTTTGGTAGTGATAAAGCTGTTATTAAGGCAGCAAACGGTCTTACAAAAATAGCAACTGCTTATGATAAATTGGCAAGAGCAGTAAAAAGTTTCACTGCGGCTATTAATACATTAGATGTTAAAAAAATTGAATCATTTAAGTCTATTACAGGTGTTTTAACCAATACGTCACTCTCTCCTGGTCAAAAAAGTAATGATAAAGGAGTATTTGATGCTTTATTAAAAGCTAGAAAAGATTTATCAAAGCCAGTTGCTGTAAAATCTAAATCAGGAGCTGTATCTCAATCCTCGCCAATAGACGTGCCTCAAGCAAGAGATAAAAAAGGTGAGACTCAATTAGATAAATTAGATAGAGTCATTAATCTACTGATTCAGGTGAATAAACATTCAAAGAGTATTGATGAGCATCTTCAAAATCCTACCGGTAATAAAAATGAAGATTTGGGAGACACATCTTATTAAACATTTTAAATAAATATTATATAATTTATATGGCTAATAAAATTTCATTTCTAAAAAAACTAAGAATTTTTAGAGATTTTAAAAAAGTATTGAAATTAAATAGAACCGAACTACAAGAAGTATTTGGTGCAAGAATTGATAATGCTTATAGAATCTACAATGTTATTAATATTCCTGTTGAGGAAATAGGAGAACCTTACAATTTAAGAAAGTCTGATATTGACTTAATTGCTGAGAAGTCTGTTAGAGATTATTCTTCAAATATTTCTAAATATCTAGACACAAAAGGATTACAAGAAATGTATGATTTCTATGAAATTAAAAAAGTAGATAAATATTCATACTTAATTGTTATTGGTTTCTCACTACCTAATGATCCTTTTAGAAGTAATATCTATTATAATAGATTGTATTATAGAGCCTTGCCGACTATTTCGGTTATATCTTTAATTTTATTACTAATTTTCCTTCTTTAACTAAACTTTTACCACTACAGAACTTATAAATAAAAATATAAATTCTAAAATAACATGGATAAATTTTATGAGGTATCAGAAGACGCAATCGCAAGATTTTATGAAGTCTTCAACAAAAAAACTTTCCCAGTAGCTATCGGTTTTCAGTTTATTGGATGTGAAAAACAAAAAGAGCTAATCAAAATTTCAAAGATTGCTGACCAATACGCATTTCTTCTTAAAAAAGAAATTTTAATTTCTATTAATGATGACTTAATGAGTGTTTTTGATGATGAGTCAATTACAATCTTAATTGAACAAGAGATTGATAAAGTAACAATGAACATTGAAACTGGAAAAATCAAATTAATTAGAACTGACTTAAACACTTTCTCAGCTATTGTAAACAAATATGGTGTTGAAAAAGTAGCTCGTGCTAATAAAGTTGAAGAACTTTATCAAGAGCAAAAGAAAGACGGTAAAGCTGACGAAGAATTTATAGCTTAAAAATAAAAAATAAAATATTAATATGGAAAACAACATTGAAACAAGAGTAGTTAAACCAGCAGTATCATTTTTTGAAAATGAATTAAATAACTTAATTATAAGTTTTCAAGAAGAGTCTAATTTAGATTCTAAAATCAAAGATATTGAGGACTATATGAAAAATAACTCAGGTAAAGGAAAAACTGAGCAAGAAAAAGACGAGTTATATCAAGGTGCTCAGAAGTTATGGCATGATTATTCATCAGCTCTTAAAACAGCGAGGTATAATTTTTTCTTAAATAGACCTCAACATAAATTTTTAACTGACTTAATTCTTACTAAAATGGAATATGATGTTAATACAGTATTCTTTGCTATTGAATTAACTGATATGATGGGTGGTATGAAAGGCGCGAAATATACAAATGATACTGATTTAGTTTCTTTTGATGTAAATGCAACTGAAATTACTTACATTTATCACTTAATCTCTAAGCATAAAGTAAAAGGTTTATCTAAAGATGCTTATACTTTCTCTCAAATTCTTTATAGAATTGGTAGCATTAGTAAAATTATTAATTTTTATGACGCTACACATAAAAATCTTTCAACTGATATTCAAAATTGGGTTCTTACATTTGATGAAGGTGTTGAGTTAGAGGCTCCTAAAAAAGCTAAGAAAGAAAAAGTTACTGAATAATTAACTTAATATAAAAATTAAAACCTCTGTTTTCACAGAGGTTTTTTTATTTTTAATAAATTGGAGTAATTGGTTGAAACGGTCCTATCAAATCAATATATGATGTAGGTTCTCTTAAATCTTTAAGACCTCTAATTTCATAGTTCTTTTTATCTCTATAAATTAAACCATAACCATTATCCGTTGTTACTTCAATAACAATAAATGGATCTATATTAGAATCAATTGTAAAGTTGAAAGGTAATATAGGATTAGGTGGAGGTAACATAGATGTTGGTGATTGAGTAATCGGTCTAGGAATCGGTCTAAACTCTTTAATTGTTTGAACTGGTTCATAGTTAATCTCTTTCCACTCAGTTATTTTTAACCAGTTTTGTGTATCTATTATTGGTGCGACAGAAGCTGTTGATCCTAAACCACTATATACAAAAACATCTCTATTATATTCTACTGTGCTTGTAACTGAATATGAAGCTCCAAATGCCCAAGATTTTATATTTTCATACTTTCTTGGATTGTGAATCTTGTTACTATCAATTTGTGACTCATATATCTTACCAAAATAACTTATTTTATCACCTTTATTATATGTTGTAAATGGATACCACTCTTTATATGTTTTGTAAGTTCTTACTGTTATATCTAGATAATCTGGTAACTCTAAACTAACTCCATTAAAAGGTTTAGGAGGTGTTACTAATCCTGTTGGATTTTTATCAGCGCCTATTTTATCTAATATTGTATAAAAATCAACTACACAATTATAAACAGTTGATCCACTATTAATAGGCATCAAATAAGCCTCATTTAATTTAAATGACACTGGTGTCATATTCTGTCTAATATTAAATATTTGAACATCATATGATGTGTGTTGTATTTGAGTTTGGTCATTAAAATAAGCCTTACCTGTTATGTCTAATATCTTATGAGTTAAAGGTATAATATTTCTCTTTAACCAGTATTTAAGACCTTGTAGTTTAATAATTATCTCATCTATTGAATAGTTTATTATTATATTACCATCTTTATCTGTGATGTTATATGTTAAATTGAACATATTAGTATCTTCATAATCATTGTTAGGGAAGTTGTTTTTAACAAACTCACTTTCTGTCCAACCTTCTACCGTATTATCAAATATATCTGGAATTTCCATCTTAAATAATTTTAAGAATTTCTCAGATTGAGGGTTAATATTTCTATAATATTCATTTAATTGTAAATCATTATAACCAAAGAAGTTAATAGCATTGATAATTGATTTATAAGCACCGATATATGGATATATCAAGTGTTTCATCATCAACATCTCTTTTCTCTTTTTATTAAGATAAGTCCAATCAATACCACCTTCTAATATGTCATAGTCTTTGAAGATGAAAACCTCATTAGGTGCTACTAATTTACCAACATTTCCTAATTCTGTTTTAAATCGTATATCTTCAATTTCTGTTTGTCCGTAAGTTGTGAATCTACCAATTTCTCTATCAACTACTTTAATATCAACTCTACAATAAGTTGTATTTCCTGTAGTTGGATAATTTGATATAACCGTACTTTCTTGAAATAAATAATCATCTGTCCCTATAAAGTCAACAATAATACTTTTATAGAATATGTTTCTAATTTTAACAAGTGTACCATTATTATCGGAGATGTATTGTTTTTTCTTATTTGTTACATCCTTTACATATATTGCAATAATTTGACCTTCTTTTAATCCATTTCCTGTAAATTCATAAGGTGAGTTGGTATTTAGATTTATATAACCTCTTTTATCTGGACCATATGGATCAATTGTCTCAAATGATATTTGAGAATTATTTGTTGATGTTGAGTTAAACGTTAGAAGTATGTCTTCTTTTTTATAAAGTTGTAAAATAGATCTTATTGCGCCTTCTTCATCTGATCTAAATCCTACAAATAGCTCTAAAGGTTCTGGTGCGGTTGATATATCAGTGTCGTCATCAATATAACTTAGAGTATCAGAAACAGTATCAAATATTGTTTGTTGATATTCCGGAGCATTTAACTTAGTCAAGTCTTTATTAGGTTTACTATTTAATACCGCTGTTGTTAAAGGTTTAGGCCCAGTATATGAATAACTAGTACCTGTTGGTAATTGAGTTCCTGAAAAATCATACATGAAAAACTCAGGAGCTATATCAGAATACCATTTGTAATAGTAAATAACTGGTACATCATCTTTGAAGTTCTCTCTTGGTTTTCTTAAATACTCTTTAGTTTTTAACCATAGGTCTGGATGTGGTACATAATTTGGATCTAAAGTTCCATATAAGTTATCTTCTGATATTTCACTACTTATAACTTCTGGTGTTATCACACTATTTAATGTAACCTCTAATTCCAATATTGAGTTGGTGGATGGTTGTATAGTCCACATTGATTTTCTATCTGGGTTGTATATTATTCTATCAGAACCAGCGGATAAGGCTTCGGTGTGAACAACATTCCCACCTACTGGATTAATAACTTGTATTACATTTGATGTCTTTGATGATAAATAAACAGCGCCATCAAATTGACTTAGTGCTAAGTAACCATAGTTACCAATAGATGAGTCTACAGCTACTGCATTGGTTGTTAAATCTAAAGCTTTGAAAGAAGTTGATGAATCGGATGTATTAACATTTCCTGATAAATTATTGTAGATGATGTCTTCAAATCCTATTGTTGATACACCTGGTATAGACATTGTTAAACCATTATCTATTTTCCACAAAGATGTAGAACCATATACATAAACTGACTCATTTACTGGTTCATAGAAAATTGTACCAGTTGCACCCGGAACACCAAATGTTGTTTGTATAGTTCTTGTTGAACCAAGAATTCTTAAAACAGACCCTACATTTGAGTTGGTTACAACATACATTCTACTTTCAAACTCATTAAATACCATTGTTCCGGTTGATGTAGCATCAACTGGAAAAAGAGGCGATAATATTGTTAGTGTAGTCGTTAAAATATTATTTGAGTTGTATATTTCAACTCTTGCTATATTACTAAATGAGATATAAATATCACCATTAGCTGTATTTATCTGCATATCTACAGCATCATTACTTAAAGGCCACCCAGTAACAATAGTATTTAATAAAGGATCTATTACATATACTTTATTTTTTAATAAACAGTATAAATAATTATTTATACCATTAAATCTCATAGCTATGCTCTGAGTATTTCCTGGTAAGGGTATAGTGGCTATTTCATTTCCTAAATAAGAATCTAAAACAGTTAAACCATCATCACCAAATGCGTATATTGAGTTTGATAATTGAACATAAAGTATGTCTACTAAATTATTAGAAGTTGATGATGATAATGTGTAAGTATTTACATTATAACTATTTAAATTATATGTTAAACTAAATGCCGAGCTAAATTGTTCAACATTGAATGGCCCTCCGGACGCACTACCACCTGTTGGTCCAACTATTGGTCCACAGCCAGTTTGTCCAAATCCAACTTCAAATGCTAGAGTGATAAATGGCGAAGAGTTACAAATTGCGTTATTAGTTGCCCAGAATGGACCTTGATAACTTAGATTCATTAAACCTCCATCAAGATAAGTTATATTATATTCTTGGTTGTTCCAAGTATGAAATGTATTATTTACGGAAAATGCCATTCCGGTTGCAAAACCAGCATCTATGAATGAATAATTATCAACAGCGGTTGAAGATAAATTAACTTCATTTGATGCTATTAAAACACCTAAATTTCCTTTAATCTTTTTAGTTATAATATAATCATTGATACCGGGTAAAGTACTTTTACCAGTACTTATTGAATAGTCTAATCTTCTATCAACTCTTTTAACATTAAACTTTAATAAGTTATTAATATTTGATACTAAGATACCAAAAGTGTTTAAGTAATCACCGTGTTCATCTACCCAAGCTTGTAATGTTGCTGGTATATCAGGATATTGTGATGATGGTAAATAAATTGTATCTTGGTCATATGTGTCACTATTTATAGTAAATGATAAATAGCTACCCATATCATTAAATAGAACTCTTGAATGTTCAATATAGTAATCCGCAGTTGTTCCAACTAGAACTTCATTTAAGTTAAATTCAACGTTTGGATAATCAGTTCTTAATTTTATAGAATTATAAAAAGGTGAAGAGAAAGATCCAACATATTGTAATTCGGCTATAATACCCAATTTCTGAAGACTAACATAGTTTCTAGTTAACCAAGATCTTAAAGTTCTATCAATTGTTCTTTGCATATCTGGTGAAGCACCACTGTATATCCAAGCAATTTCTTCTTCAAATACCTGTTTATTTAATTTAATTTTAAATCCATATTCATCTAAGTCGGTAAATACTATATTTACTGAGAAGTTTTCAGAAAAATTATAATTTAACTCTTTTGTTACTGGCTCTACTACCTGAATAAGCCTTTCGTATGTTTCTTTAGTTTTAGTAACTGAGTATGTAGGACCAATAGATGTTTGATAAAAATTAACTTCAATATATTTAGATGGATACATTAAGTCAGCTTTTAACTTGCTATCCTCATAGTATAATTCTACGTTAAATACTTTTAAATCGTTAGCATATTTTTGAGCAGCAGAAGCTAATGTTACCTCATTACTTTGAGTCCAGCCATATTGAAAATATATTTTATCTGTGGTTAAATATACTTGACAACTTGATAAAGACTCGGTTGTTATTTTTTGATCAACAGGAATATAAGAAATAATATTTGTCCAGTAATTTGTACTTGTATTAGGTTTTACAAATTGAGTTGGTCCATTTGCAAAACTTTGTGTATAAGCTTGAATACACTCATATATTACATTATCATATATTACTTGAGATTGAGTTGCATAAAAAGTTTGTTGAGTATTGCCTGTAAATGATGGAATATTAGCAACAGTAAAAAAGTTTTGGTTATCATTAGAGCCAATTATCTTAAACTCTTTACCAGGTTTTAAAATAGCCGGTACTATACTACCAAATGATATTCTATTTAATTCTGGTGATGAGAACGAAGCCGCAGTGTGTTGTAATGTTAATGAGCCATCATATATTTTTGGCAAATCAGTTTTTGTTGCGATTTCAATTATTAAATCTTGACTTGATATATCTGATGTTGAGGTATAATATTCAAAAAACTTGGTATCTGTTATTTCATCTTCTTTAACTGTAAAGATGCTATTATTGTTATTACTATTAACAATGTTTAATTTCTTTTTCTTGTATAACTTGTCATAGAAATTAGGCTCATTCCAAGTTGATAAATTATTTTGATACAGTCCATTTATATAGTTATAAACACCAATAGCATTTACACCTGATATAGATTTGCCTACATAAGTAGTATCATATATGTACTGATTATAAAAATTAGTTTCAAATGTAGAATTATCAACAGATGATATAATCATAATAGCACCTTTTTTGGTACCTACAACAGTGTATGTTTGTAAAGGATTAGTAAACTCTAAGAGAGGTGAATCAAATCTTATAATTGTTCCTATTGGAAAAGACTTATCTAAAAGAGTACCGTATATCCATTTTGAGTAAAATCCAGGATCATTATTAATAGGCTCAATACTTGTTATGGATTGTGTTGTGTAATTTCCCGCATAAAAATCAAATCCAAATTCGTTGAATAATTGAAACTTATTCAACGTCATTTCACCCGGTGATTCAAACTCAAAAGAAGGTATTTTCTCTAGTGTGTATAGACCAGCAGTCTTAAATGTATCATTTGAGTTTTCATGGAAAAGAATAGTTCCTTCAAATCTATCATTTGTATTGCTATAGTTAAAATTTAAATTATCTCCTTCTTTATTGAAAAATAATAAGTTCTTGTGATTTGACATCTATTATATAAACTTTTACATATATATTAATTTATCTTTTCTTAGTAAGTGATTTTAATATATACAGTATCAAAATAACTAATAAATTATGAAACACATTAAAAAATTCAATGAAACAAAAAAGGATGAAAAGGTTGAAGACCAAGAAGTTCTTTTTAATGCTGAAGTTTTAGTAGATAAAGACGAGAAGCCATCTTTTACGACAGATGTTGAAGACCAAGAAAAACTTCAAAAAGAATTTGACAAAATAAGAAAGGTCAAAAATTTTGAAAACTTTACAATTGAAGTTGAAGTTGAGGTTAAACCTGAAGGTGAGGAAGAATCTGAAGAAGAATATAACACTACACATTCTTTTGAACCTGATCAAGAAGAGAAAGGTTGCGAGAGTTGCGGTTGTCAAGACTGTGCTTGTGGTTCTGAAGAAGAATCAAATCCAGAAACTGATGTTAAAGTTATGAATATGGCTGACTTTATGAACTCAATTGGTCAATAAAAAAATATAATTTTATGAAAATTATTAAATTCACAGAATCTGTAAATATATCAGAATCTCTTAAATATCATTTAGAGAATAATAAACCTATTACTGAAAATATATTCAGACCAGGTTCCGAGGCTTTCTATGAAGTAATTAAAGAAGCAAGAGAACTATTTGATTTAGGTAGAGTTAATTTATGCGATGTTGATAAGGAATTATACGAATCAACTGATATTGGTAAGTTTGGAATGTTCAATGGTGAACTAGTTCCTTTGGATTTACCAATGGAATTTGTTGTTGAGACAAATCAACCAGCATTTTCTATACATGATGTAACACCTGATTTCAAATATGATGTTATGGGTAAAATGGTTACAAATATTAAACCTTTGTCTTGGGTTAAAAACGCAGAAGCCTCTTGTATTTCTTTTGAAGGAGAATTTGATGGTCAACCTTGTAAGTGTAAATATGATGATGGTCAAGATGCTTATGTATTTGAGGCTAAGTATCACAATAAAGAAGTTAAGTTAAACTATCCAATGCGTGGTGGTTCTAAGAAGTATCAAGTTTATGTTAAGAATCCTAAAACTGGTAAAGTTAAAAAGATAGCATTTGGTGATGTTCATGGTGGATTAACAGCTAAAGTTAGTAATCCTAAAGCAAGAAAGTCATTTGCTGCTAGACATCAGTGTCATTTGAAGAAAGATAAAACTAAAGCAGGATACTGGGCTTGTAGAATTAATAAATATGGTCATCTTTGGGGTGGTAAAACTTATCCTGGTTACTGGTAATTATGAAATTTCTAAAGACATATAAACTATTTGAATCTATTACAAATGAAAAATTATATCATGGTAATAGAAAGGGTGATTTTCCTCCTGAGAAGAAAAGATTCGCAGGTGCTATATTCCTAACAAGTAATTTAGACTTTGCTAAAAACTTTGCCTCACTTGATGAGAAAGATGAATTTCCTAATGCCTCAGTTTTTGAAGTTAAACTTAAATCTAATATTAAGTTATGCAATCCAATGGATAATGAAACAATGAAAGAGTTAGATTTGATTAAAGTTATTCAGAAGATGATAGATAGTAATTACATTGATGAAGTAAATGGTACTAAGTTTATCAAAGTTGGTAATGGCATGAAAGGATATAATCCAGATACTGATGAAGAATTTGATATAACAGAAAAAGAACAAAGTGTTTATCATTACCTTTGGAGAGTAAAAAATGGAGCTTGGAGAGTTGTTGAGTGTGAGCCAATTATTAATCAAATAAAATCTAAAGGATATGATGGATTTTATGTGGTTGAGAGAGGTTCTAAAAATGTAGCAATATTTGATGAGTCTTCAATTGAAAATTTTAATAAAGTTATATAATGCTACCATTTCAAGAAACTAAATTAAGTGATAATGAATTTATCAGATTATTCAGTCAAGATACCGATTCTGGTGAATATATGTGGCATCGTGATAGAGAAGATAGAATAATTGAATCTATTGGTGATACAGATTGGAAAATACAAATAGATAATGAGTTACCTAAAGTAATAGATAAAGCATTTATACCAATGGGTGTTTATCATCGTGTTATAAAAGGAACAGGAGATTTGAAAATAAAGTTAATAAAAAACCCATCTTAAAGATGGGTTTTGTTTTAGTCAGCTTTGACTTTATAATTCTCATTGTATATTTTAATGACTTCATCAAACTCATTTACAATTCCTGATTTGAACTTATCATTATCATACTTTTGTTTTAAGATATACTCCTTGATATAATCTTCATATTCTAATTGAACTGAAATTTCCATTCCATTTTCATCTAATTCAACTTCTAATGACTCATTTACTTCTTCACCATCAATTAACTCTTTAGTGATATCATCAATATATTCTACAGAAGCAAAGTTACCTTTTTCTAACATTACTTCTAGCTTTCTACGAAGCTTTCTATTATTGATTAAAAGGTTATTTGAGATAGCTAAGTCAATATAATCTTTAGTTCCTCTTAATTCATCTAATTTGTCAATATCTTCCTCATTAGCAACTCTAAACTTTCTAAATATTGGAGAGTATGTGTTGGGGATAAAATCAATTTTATCACTATTTAGGTCAAGAATGGTGATGCCTTTTTGGTCTCCCATATCATTTCTATCCATTTGATATGGAGAGCCTATAAACGAGAAATTCTCACTTGTTTGACGAATGTGAATGTGTCCGCTGAAAACGTGTTTATACTTTCTAAACTCATTAACATCAATCTTATCAGCATTTCTATGAGCTACTGAGTTTAAGTGCATTTTACAACCATTTAAGTCAGAGTGGCAGAATAAATAATCACCTTGATTATTAGTGATTTCTTTAATCATATCTAATCTTTTCTCAGCCCAAGGCATAAGAACTAATTTTTGACCATCTACTTCAATAGTTGTTGTATTGGTGTAAACATTTACATTATTAACGTGATTGAATAATCTAACAGAGTTAATATCATTTGATCCTTTGTTCCATAAGTCATGATTGCCTACAATAATATGTAAAGGAAGTATTTGTGATAGCTCTAGAAGTATTTTCTCGGCTTTATATGAAGCGATGATAGGAATAGATGTTCTATTGTCATATAAGTCACCACAGTGAATAAGAATATCACCTGGTTTAGCATTTTCTCTGATGTAAGGAATAAAAGAGTTGTAGAAGTAATCTTCCATCATATCTAACCACTTATCTAAGTTATTGAGATATACTCCAAAATGCCAATCTGTTGTAATAAAAACTTTCATTAAAAAATTGTTTTCTTTTTATATGAAATTATTCAGGTATTGTTTCTTTTCTTCTGGCTTCTCTGGCACATTTTTCACAACCACTACCAGCATATAAATGAGCATTTGGTGTTTGTTCAAATTCTCCGTGAACCGGACATATTATTTTAACCTTACTTCTACAGTTTTCATAAAGAACTAAGTCATAGTTATATTTATTATTATGTTTAATATTTGACTTTTCAACAAACTCTTTACTCTTTTTACTTCGTCTATTAAGTGATTTTACTTCTTTTTTAATTGCATTTTCTTTAGACTTACAATTTTTATTGCAAAACTTTCTATCAGGTCTACCCCATATAATCTCCTTATTACAATATCTATAGTTACAATTCATATATTGTATTTATTAAAAAGTGGAAATGGCATTTTTTACAACATAATATTTTAAAATTGAGCTAAAGGGAGAAAGAAGAAAAATATATAATTTATAAAAAATAATTAAAAAAAATATGCCATTACCACATTTCACTCAGCTATTAAACACAGGCTCACCAGGGGGTCCTGGTACATTACCTGATGAAGTAGTATATACAAATTTGTTTGAGACGACATTTGTATTACCTGTAATTTTACAGGCACAAGGTAGAAACCCTATCTTACTTCTTCAAAATGCTTTGAATATAGATTTTAACTTAACAGAATTTGATGTTGCGGTTAAAGAACAAAGATTCAAGTATTCAACAAGAGCGTTTTTAACGACTCCTACAAAAACTTCTGGTGCATTTAACATCAAGTTCAATGTTAACGTGAATCAACAAGGTTCTATGGAGACTTGGAATGCTATGAAGGCTTGGTATGATTTAGTATTTAACTCACAAAATGGTTCACTTCATTATAAATCTGATATCATTGGTACTATTATTGTTAACCAACATGATAAAAAAGGTGTTGTATTGAGACGTGTAACTTTCCAAAACTGTCAAATCAGTAAATTACAAGGTTATACACTTGATTGGTCATCAAACAATATCATTGAATCAGTTCAAGCTGACTTTATTTATGATTACTTCATTGATGAGTACATTGATAATAACTTTACTATTAATCCTCCACTTATATCTGGATACTAAGAATAATATTAAATTAAAAACCCATCTTTTAGATGGGTTTTTTTATGCAACAAAAAACCCATCTAAAAGATGGGTTTTTAATATTTTAAGTTTGCGTCTTTATTTAGTATTTTAGAACTTTGGTAAGTTGCTTGTCATACTTGAGGCATTTCTCATCATTGAATTAGCATCAAAGTTTGGCATACCTTTTTGTTGTTCACCTTCTTGTTTCTTTCTATTTGTTTCTTCTTCTTCAACAATTTCGTTAACCATCTTGATATTTTCTTCAAACATCCAGAAGGGCCATTCATCCATAGCGGCTTCTTGTGTGTGAAAGTGTTTTTGTAAAAGTAACTTATTTTTTAATATATGCTTCAAAGGCATCATGAATAACGAAAATACCTGACGCTCCGTTGGGAAATTGCATATCTGTGTGGACCTCCTCACCACACGAACAGGTTTTCTTCAATTCCTTGATACCAAATGTCATTTTACTAACTGCTGCATTTAAGAATTGGAAAGAAATATCATCAATCTCTTCAAACTCCTTTAATTTAACTTTAACACCTTCATAAGTTATTGAATGTCTACCTGATAACATAAAAGGAATAATTTTCAAGAAAGATAAATTTGGAGTTCTTTTCTCGTTATTTTCTTTTAGGATGTAATCAGTAAATGCTTTTTGTAAACCAATGTTAGGTGGAGTTAATTCAAACTCTTTACCATTTACTGTTGTAAAGTGATATGATCTTGAAGAAGCACTAAAGTATCTATCAAGATTCTCATCAATTTCATGGAATGCGAAATTTTCTCTCTTCAATTCTAGTTGTAAATCAGTACCACATCCACATCTTGCTGGAACTGTTAATGAATTACCTTGCTGGAATGTTAATTCTCTAACTAAAAATATTAAGAATAATCTATCTTGGTCTTTTATCTCAAGGTAAGAACCCATTTTACCATCAGAGTATTTAATTCTAACACAAGACTGTAGGATATCATTCATTTTTTCAACAATATCATAGAAGTTATTATCATCCACCATTGAATATGATTGAATTTCTTTTACTTGAGCTGGTCTTACCATAAAGATAGTACCTGCTGGATAAAACTCACCACAAGGTAATTCTTTAATATCAAAGTTAAAGAATTGAAGATCTGTAGTTCTTGAGCTGTCATTTTTTGGTTGTTCTACAAATGGAATATCAGAATTTACCGGAGCTTTTGAATTTTCTAATTGACCTAAATGTTTCTTTAAGTAATCTTCTTCGCTCATATTATTTTGTTCAGACATATAATGTTGTTATTTTTTATTTATATATTCATGGGACTATTATCCCTATAAAATACCTTATTGTTATAACAAAAAAAAAGAGGAAAGTTTTCACTTTCCTCTTTTTAATATAAATTTTATTAATTATTATCCGTTGATAAATCCACCGGCTGAGATAGCACCTGTTCTCAAGATTGTGATATTATTTACAATAATACCCATACCCTTGATTGGCTCAACATATGTATCTAGAACACCAATTTGGTTATCAATGATATCATTAGTGTTGTTTTCTTCATCCATCTTGTTGAAGTAGTTATATAAACCATTCTTACTTACATAAGTTTCACAGATAACGTCTGCTCTAAGTTTAATTTCTGATCTAATATCAGGTGTATTAAATTTCCATTGGAAGTCTAATAACATTCTTGATAACTCTCTTTCAAGTTCAATAAGAACTTCTCTAACGTGTAAGTAAGAAAGAGCCGATTTGTAAAGTGTTTGAGCTGTATTTTCAGTCTCAATTACATTTCCTCTATTTCTCTTGAACACGATTGGATTCATTTGACCTTGGTTAATCCACTCAATATCAGTTGCAGTGAAGTCCATTTCAGTTGCTGTTATATTAGTAACTCTACCGTTAGTAACACCTGCAGCAATTGTCCAAGGAGTCATTCCGCTTATGTTAGAAATATGCTTTCTCATATAAGTTGAAGCAACCCAAGCTGCTGGTGGAACGTCTACTGGTCTACCATTATCATTTACTGTTACATAAGGCATGAAGTAACCTACTGAAGTAGATCCTAATCCATCGCCAAATGAGTAAAGGAATGCTGGAGAACTTTCTGGATCACCACCCTTAGAAACATACTCAAGTTGTAAAACACCTTCAGCATTTACAAATGATGGAGAACTTGAGTTCTTAAATGACTTCATAGAAGGCATATTGATAATTCCAAGAGCATCTAATCTATCACCACAAATATCTACTAATTGTTGTTTAGATCTTTCAGTTAAACCAAGACCAAATGAGTCAATTAAATATCTAAAGTCAATAGCTTCTTTATTAGTTATTGCTTTGAATAAAGGAGTACCTTTAGCCGCAATATTTAATATTGAGTTTTGTCTTGTTTCAGTACCATCAGGTAAAGAAGCTTGTCTAACTCTAAATCCTTTCATAGCAATACCTTTGTAAGTAGTTGCATAATTTTCCATAGATGTGTATCTAGTTGTTTGTAATGCTGAACCTGTATAGCTAGTTAAAATTTTTGAATCACAAGTAATTTCAGCTAATGTTGAATCACCACTATAAGCTTTCTTACTTAAAATTCTTGTAAGTTTTCTTGGTGCCTCACCAACTTGAAGAGCATTAGCATCATAGTAAGCCAATAAGAAATCACCAACTTTTACTTCAGTGTATCTATTTGCTTTAACAAGAATCTTATTAGGTATTTGAACATATCCATTAGGAACTTCAATTTCAACAGTTTGTGTGAAGTTTGATTTTTCTGACTGAATATAGAATGTATTATTTGTAATTACATCAAGATTCGTGTTTCCAGTGAATGATAAATCATCCCATAATGTAGCAGTAAGAACATTACTACTGTCTAAGTACATTTTAATATATTTCTTGTTTACATAATCATATATTATAGAGACATCAAATATTTCTTCATAAACCACTTCTTCTGTAACTTCATAAGCAAATGATCCAGAGTAACCTAAGGCAGTTGCTAATGTAGAAGGGTTTAAGTTTGAATAGATTGTGAATGAGCCTTTATTTAATGTAGAACTTGGAACAATAAATTGCTCATATACATCAAATTCTGGATCGTCTACGCCATCAAAGATAACATAGTTTTTACCTGCATAAGATGATGTAGCACCTGCGGCATATTCACCGTCTATAAAGATGACTGTGTATGTGTCACCAGATAGTATCATTGATTGTGGTACTCTATTAGTATAGAAGTAATCACCAGTATTTACAAGACCATCGTAGTATTTTGTATAAAATTTAGAATACATACCTACAACACCATCCGATGTAGTTGAAACTTCTGACTTAGTAGTCAATGAATCTTGACCTAAGATTGTTTCGTTATCTACTGTGTAAACTACAAAGTAACCATGTAGTATATCAACCAATTTAGCATTAGATAAGCCAGTATTTAAGATAAACGACTTATTTGATGTAGTTGAAGTGACAATGTTTGTAATTGTCATATCTGCTAAACTAACTTTATCAAAGTCATTTGCAGGACCAAGACATAAAGTCATTTTATCTTTATTGGCGCTGTGTATTAAACTAACAAGTGTATTGAATAATTTAATTTTTCTATATTGTTCATAGTTTTTCACAGAAGGTGCGGTATCAGTATCTAAGAATTCTACTTTAATAGAACCTGAGCTTTCTAATGTAATGTTATAATCACCTGTTGGTCCATGTTGATAGTCAATAAAACCACCACCATCTACGTTTACATCTGTAAGAGCAACTGAGGCAGTTGCGATATCACCGTTAAATATTTGGAAGTTAACATATCCTAAAACTATATCAGCTGGATCAACTGAAGGGTTTGTTGTATTTAGCGTTGCTGATGAGCCAGTTGTGTTAGAACGAGTACTAATTGTACCAGTACTATCTAATACAAATGTAGAAACATATGACAATGTTCCGTATGTTGATGTGTAATCACTTGCATTAAGCGCAAGAGAGAAAGTACCAGAAACTGTAGCATAAGAATCACCTATTATAGTAAAACCATCTTGTGCTAGGTAAGTAACTGTGATGTCAGATGTTGTAGAAACTATAGAGTCTAAAGTAACATTATAAGTAGAACCTTCAGCAAACCAAGCAGTTCTATTACTACCGTTTTGTACAATACCTGATTGTATTGGAGAACCAAATGCGTGAGTTGGTTGATTTATATAACCATTACCCGACCAAGTACCACCTAATAAAGCAGTAACGTTACCTGGTAAGTCAAGAGGAGTTGATACTATCTCAACTGATTCAGATATTGTTTCTTTATAAGATAAAAATTCAATTTCTGACTCTAAAACACCAGCAGTTGTTTGACCTATTAAGTCTAATAAACCGTTATAGTAATCTGTTTCAACTAAATCTGCGTTGAATGAACAAAATAAACCTGTTCTATCTGTATCTCTGTTAATTGTTGTTTCAATAAAAATATTAGTACCATTGGCATCTCTAAAATATGGAATCAAAGACAATCCTTCATAATAAGCTAATGAAGTAACATTTCTGTCATTAGCAAAATTTCTAATCTGTCCTTTGATAAGACCAGATGTATTAAAGTAAGCACTCCATCTGTTATCAACAGCTAAAGTTTGGTAGTCAGTCCAATCACCTCCTACAACTACAACATCAACTAAGTAGTCAGATGCGTAATCATTGGCATTAACATATGGCGGAAGTTTTTCTTGAGAACCATACCATTCAATTAAGGTTCTATCAAAACCAATTCTTGCACTTTTAACAATAAATACAGTAATGTATTTATCAGAAAGGTTAGTGATATTGAAAGCTCTTTCAGTATAACCAGTATTACCTTTAGTTAAGTTAATGAAAGATTCAGTATCTCTTTTCCAGAAACCTGTTGTATCAAAGAATCTTCTATAAGCTCCTAATCTTTGTATATCATTATTATAACCAGAAGAAGCTGATAATGATTTATACTCAATAGTATCAAGTGTATCATCTGTGCTTAGCAAGTTGATAGCGAATACTGGAGCTGATTCCAACATTTTTTGGATAGTTCTGTGGAAAAACGAACCTTTTCTTTCCAAGCCTCTGTCAAGTTGACCAAATATTGACTCTAAGTCGTTAAGAGTTGTAAGTCTAATAGGTGTGTTTACTGGTCCTTTTTTAGAAACACCAATAACCATATTAGTAATACCCTCAACCACAGGAGTTGTAATAATTGAATTATCAAATTCTTCTATGAAGATTCCTGGTCTTTTGTATTTTCCAATTTGAATTGCCATATTTTTAATATTTTTTTTTATGTTATAGAGTATATATAAAATGTAAAAAATGATATTTTTTCTATTTTGATGTTTGATCTGACAACTTTTTAATATTATCCATCATATTTTTTTCTATACTTTTCATTTTATCATCTAATGACTTTTGAGCCTCTGCTATCTCTTTAACTAAAGATGCTATATCAGATGTATTTGTTGATATTCTATTAGTAATATCAGTTATTTTAGCTGTTACTGATTGTTTAGATGTATTATCTGTAGATAATTTTAATTCTTCACTAAAATCATCTTTTTTTAATTTATCATTAGTTATATCATTTTGAAGCTTATCAACCTTTCTTTTAAGATTGGCAACATGTAGATATTCAACTAAAAAAGGATTTTTAGGCGTTTTTTGATCGGCTTTACCAACAATTCCTTCTATCTTTGTTTGTAAATCAGCGTCTGATTTAATTTTAAGATAAGCATTATCAATCAGCGTTTTTTTAGATTTGTATTCAGATAATTGTTTCTGAGTTATTGATAACTCATCTTTTTTCATTTTAATGTCTGGTTCATCTGTTACTTTCACATCAAATTCCGCTTCTTCGGTAAAAAGTTTATATGTTTTAAGAGTTCTCATTATTTTGTAAAGTATGTTTTGTTGATGTTATCTGCTTTTACGACAGGAAATCCACCAACAGATCTTATAACCTCTCCTATATTTTTATTTTCCAATTTAAATCTCTTAGTAACATCTTTACCATTTTCATCTTTACCAACCTCACATAAAGTACCCTTTTCAGATCCAATCAAAAATTTATCATCTTTATCATCAGCTGATAAAGCAGAAGCCGCCCCAGCATTATTTTTATCATCACTATACTTTGTAAGGTATTTAACCTTATAATCACCATTTAGTACAAATTGACCATCATTCTTAATAAGGTCTGTTAATTTAATACGAGTCGCTTTTATGATATATTGTTTACCACCATCTTTTTCATCATCTTTAACAGGTATGCTTTTTTCTAATGAAATAGCTGATTTAGATATGTAGTTCTTAAAGAAGAACCAACTTCTACAATAAGTAACATAAACATATTCACCGTCTACTTCTTGTATGTAGAAAAAGAATTTTTTACCATCATTTTGAATGTAAAAAAATGTTCCAACTAAATCGCTATAATTTTCAAATTTAAAAGATTCTTTTTTGAAAGAAAGATCCCTAGCCTTAGGCATACTATTTGCTGTTTCAGGTACTTCTTTCTTATCTTTTTCACTTATATAAAGAGGTAGTTTCTCAGCATCTGTTGCTCCAAAGTATTTTTCAATAAATTCAGCTTGTTTTCCTTTACCATCCTTTGTTTTATAAAGAGTGTCACCGTCAAGCATATCATTCATAAATTTTAAAAGATTTCTACCCGCATCTTTTATAATGTTACCCTCTTCTGTTTTAAGAGTAGTTTCTTGTCTAAATATCTTTTGAAATCTAGTTTGTTTTTTAATTTCTTGAACAGCATTTTCCCATTGGTCAAAAATAACATTGTTTCTATATGGTCCACCTTGAGCACCGGCACTGTCTGGAGTACCACTACCAAATGATGTGTATTCTCTAAATGTTTTATTAGAAACCTTACCACCACTTCTTCCGGTTGGAATAACTTGAGTAGTGTGTAACTTATAAGCTCTGTTAAATACTTTAACAATCTCAATAATAGGATCTAAACCTTGGATAACAATATTATTCTTACTTGCTTTTTCAAGAGCTATTTGAGTTCTTTCTACTTCAGTTCTTGTCATTACATAACTTTTAATATTAATGTTTTTCTCCCAATAATCTTTTATTTCTTGAGCTGTAGTTTTCTTAACAGGATCAGAAACTTCTTCTCCTTTATTTGTAGTTGCTGTTTCGTCTCCTTGTACATCTTCAACAGATTGACCTTCTTCAGCTTCGTTTATAAAGTCAAAATATCTAAATAATTTAGATTCCTTCTTTAACTTAGTTGGGTCAACTGCAAATGATCCAGCTGATTTATCAGTTGCTACTGATATAAATTCTTTACCTGATAAAGCATCACCCTTTTTATCATCAGATGTTAAGTATTTCTTATCAGGACCTGGATAAACAACAGTATCTTTATCTACTGCTAATACATCTTTAATCTCACCTTTTTTGTTAGTGTATTTATAGCTTTTTCCTAATTCAATATCGTTTTCTCCTTTTATTTCAGATGTTGTTGCCTTATTTTCTTCAGGTTTAATAGCTTTTAACTTTGGTAAAAGTTCTTTTAACTTATCATAAGAAGTGATAAAATCTTTAATAGGTTGATTAGCTTCCACTAATTTAGTAGCAATATTCATATCACCTTTGAATGCTAAAATAACATTTCCAAACAATGAAATAGCTTTTGGTATATCATTTTCTGAGTCAGGATTTAGTTCTTCTTTAACAAGTGCGTCAAGACTCAAAAGATTTTTACCAATAGTTTGTTCATTACTAACTACTTGATATCCTATTTTGTTTATAGTTTTTTTGTATAATTCTACATTTGATCCTGATTCGGAATTCTTAATAAGATCTTGAATTCTAACAACCATATTACCAATGCCTGACTTATTGTAAGCATTATTAACTTTTTTCCAAGCATTAATAGATTTAACTTCTTTAGGGTCTACTTTAGACTCAAATATTGGAAGAGATTCGTTTTCATAAAAAAATCTTTCAGCAGTTACTTCTTCAGCTTTTACTGGTTCTTTTGTGGCAACGGTTGTTGTTTTTTGTTGTTCAGCTGGCTCAGGTTGATTAGTACTTGAGTCACTTGTATCTATTTTTTTAGTTTTTATAACATCACATAAAGAAACAACAGACTTCAATAAAGTAATTGTAGTTGTATAAAATAGTTCACGAATTTTTTCAGCATCTTCCTCTTCTTTAGCCGGTTCGTCATCTCCACCAGGACTATCATCTACTTCAGTCTTTACCTCTTCTTCTTCATCATAGTCAACGCCTTCATCATCATTGAAATCATCTAAGAATTTTCTAAAATCTTCCAATTGTTTAACTAATTTTTCTAAATCAGTTTTATCAACAGCAAGTTCATCAGCCGGTGTGACTTCAATAAATTGTTTAAAGTCTCTAATAGCTAAGTCTGTTAGATTCTTAATAAGATATACTTTTTCACCAGATTCAACAGATTTTTGTAAAGCTTCTAAAAATTTGTAAATAGTTATCTTATTCTTTTGAGCTAATTCTTCTTTTGTAAGTTGTCCTTCAGCAGACCTTGCTAATAAGTCTTCAAAAGCACCATTTAATCTTTTAGCAACTTGTTTAATTCTAACTAAGTTTGCACCTACTTTAGCCTTTCTGATAGTAGAATTGATTAATCTACCAAGTAATGAGTCGTTCCAAGGTATATCATTAGCAAATGGGCCTGAGTCAGCCTCTTCATTTATTGAAGAGTTATCTTCTGTTGTTCTGTATTCATCTATCTTGATTATACTTCTTTTAAGGAATTCATCTCTATTACTAAGATACTTCATAAATTTATGTAATTTTTTCAACTTATATATTAAAAAACTTTTACTGAAAAATAGTTAAAATGAATAATTATCCTTATCTTTGTATAAGATAAGAGTTAAGATAAAACAAAAAAACAAAATAAAGTAAATAAAATTTGTAAGTTCGTTAAATTATCCTTATATTTGTATAACAAAATAAACCACTATAAAATGAAAGCTATGAATATTGACATCAACAAAATAGTTCACTTAGAATTGAGAAATAAACACGGTAAAAAATTCTCTAATACAAGAGTTAGATTTATTGCTGATTATCTTAAAATTGATGGTGATTTCTTAATTGGCTTGAGTGATAAATATAAAAATGTTTGGTATACTAGCATTGATAAAACTACGCATTTAGTATATGCTATCGGTGCTGATACTTGTGAGTCTCCTTATTCTTTTCAACCTTTTAATGTTGAGTATAGTGATGTTAAAGATATCAAAGCTGTAGAAGTTCCAAAAACTCCTGCTCAAACTAAAAAAGAAAAAGTTGTTAAAACTAATGAAATTAGCAACATCTTTATTGAAGACTTAATTGGTGATGTTGATTTAGATGTAGATACCATCCTTGATAAGATTTCTGCTACTGGTATGGCTTCTTTAACTAAGAGAGAATTAGAATTTTTGAACAACCTTAGTAAATAAAAAAAATCACTTTTTTACACATTCTTAAAAAACCGGGCATATGTCCGGTTTTTTTATTTTAAAATATATTTTTTTTCAACCACCTTTGAAATTTTAATAAATTCCACGATTGTCTATTTGATAATAAAAAAATAGAATATATAAGTTATACAAATTCATATTTTATTATGAGATATTCAGAACTAAACTATCGTGGTAAGACATACACAAATACTAATGAGATACACGATATCCTTCTTAAAGAGAAATTCTATTGGCTTATTGACTCAGAAATTGAGAATGCTCAATTAGAAATAAAAAATAACACACTTATATGGAACAATGGTAGTTTCTATACAGGGGACTGGTACTACGGTATATTTAAAAACGGAAACTTTTATGGAAACTGGGAAAATGGTATATGGGAAAGCGGCAATTTCAAAGGGAAATGGCTAAGCGGTATTAATCTTGCACAGATATAAAAATTAACACAAATTATTATGAAGAGAAAAAGAGTTGCTTTGGAATTTAAAAAACAAGAAGCTAATGAAATTTTGAATCAGAAGGAGTTGAGAGTGACGAAAGAAGGAAATGATTACTTCTTTGAGATTGGACCAGAAATGACATCAGATTTAGCAGAAGCAGTATCAATATTAATGAGAAAATCTGACTGGAATGATCCAATTTGGAATACAGCAGTAGACAAAAAAATGATTTATGAAAATATAACCCCTGAAAAAGCTTTATACTGGCTATCTGGTGGATACAAAGAATGGAACTCATTGGACCACTATAACCAGCCTTGGTGTAATTGTTACCTAGAATTTCAAGAAGAGTTTGGATTCTTAATAATTAATATAGTTAAAAAATCAAAAACATTATTAGATATAAGAGATGGATTTATGAAATACCTAAACTTACCAACACTTTATAATTTTGCAATAAGTAGAAGCATGGTAAAATACTAAAAAATATAAAAGATAAAAAATCCCGTTAGAAATGACGGGATTTTTTATTTAATATATACTTTATGGAAAAAATGAAAAAAGTCTGTAGTAACCCTTGGTGTAAAGGACATTTCTATTACACAGAGGCTGATATGGTTGAAGTAAAAAATGATATTAGATCATCTAAGATTGATAATGTTCTAGGTGAAGTTCAGAAAGTAGCACCAAAAGAATGCCCAAAGTGTAAAAGTTTTGCTACCGAGTTAAGTGGTGGTGTAGAGTGGAATACTAGAGAATATGAGGGTTCTAGATTTGATGGCATGTCACATCAAATAAAATATAAAGTAACAAATTACAAATTATAATGAAAGCACATTTTTTTGACTTAGATACAATATTGAATACCAATAGTCAGGTTTGGATAGTTGATAAAACTAAACCAAATTTACCTATTATGAAAATATCAGAATCAGATTTTAATTTGATAAAAAATGGTATTTATAAAAGTCATGGTAATTCTATTGACTTTGGTGGACATATCTATTGGATTTCAAATGAAATGTTTGAAAAAATAAAAATCAAAGCAAAGAATTATAGAGCCGATATTTCAAATCTTGCTTTTTCTATGCAAGAATTTATGAATAAAGAATTAATAGAAAATTTAGAATATACTATTAATTTAGAAAATATTCTACATCTTAAAAATACCGATGATGATATCTATGTTATCTGTTCAAAGAATAATAAGTCAAATTATGAGTTAATGATTTCTAAAATAGAAGATAAACTAAAAGAAAATGGGTTATTTATTAAGAAGTTTTATTATATTTCTGAGACTTTTTACAATAGAAGTTCAGATGATATATCACATAAGAAAGTTAGATTGCTATTACAGCATATTGTTGGTTTAAAAACCGATGGTGATAAATTTACTGATGAAGAGTTGGAACAATATGACGAACTTTTCTTTTATGATGATGAAGAAAATACTATAAAGTTGGCAAAAGAATCTAATAGAGTTTTAACTTTTATTACATCAAATACAGATACTAATGTAAAAGAAATGGTTAAGGAAGAATTGAAGTCTAAGAAACACACATTATATGTTAACTATGTTAGTGGTAATAAAGTAAATAGATTTATAACTACAAAAGTAGATATTCAATTTAGTAATCTAATAACAGTGTTTGAAAGTTTTAGGTGGAAATAATTACTTATCTTTCTCTTTGCTAATCATAGCATTCTTAATTAAATCATTAAGCTTTCTATTATCCATTATTTCTCCACCACCTATTGACTCACCTGATGATTCTTCAGCAGCTATATTCTGAGCTTTAATAACCTCAGGGTTCTCAATTTCATTAAGACCTAAATCTTTTCTTAATCCTTTATAGAATTTTTCAAGTTCAGTTCTTTGTGTTGATGAAAATTTAGAGTTTTCTCTAATTTGACCAATAGTTTGATTGACAACTTCATGCATTCTTGCTGAGTTATCACCATTATCAACTTGTCTTAATTGTGATAAGAAGTTCTTTCTAGTCATTTTTGATAAGAAGATTGTTTCAGCATAAACTTTAGCATCTTCTCTCATTTTATTTCTTATATAAGGATGTTCTTTTAATTGAGGTACATCACTTAAATATAAATCAATAAGTGATTCTAATACTTCCATAGACTGCTGACTTGCAACTGTCATATCTGAGTCATAATCATATATTTCTATTTCACCTAAATCTGGTAGATCCTCAGGTCTAGCAAGGTGTTTACTTATATCAAATTCGCCACTCTCTGACTGGATTTCATCGAATTCGTCTTTGATTCTATTTCTTTCATTCTCTGTTTTTGACATAGAAGGTGGTTTTTTACAATATATATTAAAAAATATCTTTTCCTAAAATATGGCATTTGCTCCACAACAAGAAAGACAAATGGTTTTTACAACCAAATTAGTAGACGAGGCTACTGATAAGATTAACGATGGTATAGTCGTTAAAAGATATCAAAACCCTTGGCTAAAGAGTGAAGTGGGTTTGCGAAGAGCTGGTGTTTCATTTAGGATGACTGCTGATGAACAACAAGAATATGTTAGATGTGCCTTGGATGTTCATTACTTTGTAGAAAAATATTGTAAAGTAAAAAGAGAGGACGGTTCTGTTGGTTCAATTAAACTAAGAGATTACCAAAAAGAAATATTAGATAGTTTTGTTAATAATAGATTTAGTATCTTAATGGCATCTCGTCAGGTTGGTAAAACAATCTCATCTTCTATTTTTATGTTGCATAAAATATTATTTGATAATGATAAGAATATAATGATTGTAGCCAACAAAGGTGATACAGCTGTTGAGATTGTTGATAAGATTAAATCTATCTACTCTTTACTACCTTTCTTCTTAAAACCAGGTATTAAAACCTGGAACCAGAAGTCATTAACATTTGAGAATGGTTGTAGAATTAAAACATCAGCTAGAACAAAGACTCCAGCTATCGGTTTTACCATTGACGTACTTTACTTAGATGAGTTTGCTCATATTCCTTCAAATATTATTGAACCATACTATACTGCCGCTTTCCCTACAACTGCTGCTGTTCAAAACTCAAAGATTATTATCACTTCTACCCCAAATGGTATGAATCTATTCCATAGATTATTGACAGATGCTGAGAGACCTGAGGGTGATCCAATGAAGAATAACTATAAACCAATGAGAGTTTACTGGTATCAAGTGCCTGGTCGTTTTGTTACTTACATTAGACTAAATCCACATAAAATGTATGAATATGGTGTAACTAAAGAAGAGATATTTGATTTAGTTAATCAGAAGTGGGGTAGCCAAACAAAGGTCTTTATGGAATATAACATGGATTTATTAAAAGATGTTATTAATATCTTTAATGATGATAAATGTACAGATGAAGATGTTAAAAAATTAACATTTATTGATAAGAATGGTTTTGAAGTTCCTATTATGGCTATTGCTGAGGTCACAACTTGGAAAGAAGAAGCTATTAAGGATATTGGTGGTGAAGATGCTTTTAACCAAGAGTATGGTTTAAGATTTATCAATGCTTCTAAGTCATTATTAAACGAGGCTATTATTGATGATTTATTGAGAAATAAAAAGCATTATGTTCATGAGTCTATTGTAGAATTTGATAGAAGATTAAAATTTAGTTATACTGATTTAAAATGGGTTGAAGATGATGATAGTTTTTTACCTCTTATGCGAAAAGATTATAAAATGGTTATATCTGTTGATATTTCTGAAGGTCTTGGTCAGGATTACTCTATCATAAACATATTTAGAGTATCTGAGAAACCAAGAGATTTAATAGAGATACAGAAAAATAATTATAAATCGGTTGTTGATTTTTTTAGATTAGAACAAGTTGGTATTTATAGAAATAACTACATATCTGTTAAACAGTTGGCTGAGTTACTTTATATGATAGTATTTGAATACTTAAATCCTGATAACTGTAAAGTAGTTGTTGAGTTAAATAACTATGGTAATACTTTATTCGCTGAGTTACCTCATGTTTTTGATGGTAATAATAATTATGGTTCATCTGTTTTTGTTAGATATAAGCATAGGGCTGATGCTACTGAAGAGAAAGTGGGATTAAAAGTTGGTGAAAATAAGAATATGATGGTTAAAGATTATCAGGAACTAATGCAAAGTAAAGGATTTGTAATCACTAATGAAGATAATATTAGAGAAATCACAACATTTGTTAAACATACTACATCAGCTGGTAACACAAGATATGCGGCAGACGTTGGTCATGATGATACTGTTATGACTATTGTCAATGCTACTACGGTATTTGGTAGACATGATTTTACTGAAATGGTTGAGGAGTGGTCAAGTAAATTTGTTGATAAAGAGTTTATGTCTTATGTTAGTGAGTCCTTAAAAAATATAGACTATGTTGAAGGTGTTGATTATGGTCAGGTCTTAAAGATAAGAAAACAACAAATGAATAGATTTAAAGCCAATAGTAACGGATTTGGTGGAAATGGTACTAATTGGTTTGGTAAATAAAAAAGACACATTTCTGTGTCTTTTTTAAATTAGTTGTTAGCTTCCATAGTAGCACTCAATCCGGCGCTCCTCATTTTGTCTTTTAATGTTGCAATAGTTTCTATATCACCATATTTAACATCACATTTACCATTATAGTGAACAATATGAGCACATTGTGTGGCTTGTTCTTGATCGTGTTTACAAATCTTCATTAAACAAGTAATAACCCAATCAAATGTGTTATGGTCGTCATTGTGTAGAACCAATTTGTATGGTTTTGATAAAATTTCCTCTACTTTAGAAGACGTTTTCTTTTTAGTAATTGTTGCCATTAATTATTTTTAATTTTATGAGTATTATATATTATTTGAGAAAATAGTTTCTTTCTTGTTTACAACATCAACAACTTTAACATCAACACGATGTTCTGCTGCCCATTCTTCAAATCTAACTAAGTGTTCGTGTCTATCATCATACATAACAAATTCATGAACGCCAAGTTCTTCAATTTTTTCTTCAAATAATTTAGTTTTGAAATTGTAAGTATCACCACCCCAGTTCAAGTGAACTTCATCAAATGATAAGTTGTGCTGATTTAATATTGTTTGAATATGTTCAGACATACCTTCTTTCTTTTTAAGACGTCCTGTCGCTAAGATAACATAGTTATCTGGGTCTGATACGGCTTCTAGGTATTTTTTATAAACCCACTGATTTAAGGGAATATGAAAAATTTCAGGGTCAATACTTTCTGGACGACCCCACCAACCACTATAGGGCCAATCAGTTCCTGTTTTTTCCTTCCAAATTTTTTCACCTTCTTCGGGTTTTGGTGTGTGAAAAAGTGTATCGTCAAAGTCAAATGATATTAATCTTTTGTAAGCCATAAGTTGCTGTCTGTTTTTAAATTATTTACAAATATATATAAAAATTCTCAAAATTAAAAGGGTCCAAATAGAAAATAATATATAATTCCAAAAATAAACCGTTTTTATGAAATTAGACATGAAGTCAATTTTGATATTAATTTTACTTGGATTAACACTTTTGTTTGGCTTTAAGTGGTTTTTCTCAGGTGATAAAGCATCAAAAGAAAGAGTTAAACAATTAGAGCAACAATTCAAAGAATTAGAAGCTCAAAAGAATGCAGTTGATTTAGAAATTACTACTTGGAAAGCAAAATCTGATAGTCTTAAACAATTGGATATTAAATTACAAGCCGAAATTGCTAAGCAGGAAGCACAAACTAAAAAGGCAGAAGCTGAGGCTAGTAAGTCTAAAGCTAACTTGAATAAGTTGAGAAGTGATTTAGCAGAAACTCAACATAAGATTGAAGAAATTAAGAATCATCCTCCTAATAGAACAGGTGACGCTCTTTTAGAATCTCTAAAAAATAAAACAAAACATTAATATGAAAAAGTTTTTATCACTTATAGTTGGTTTAGTATTGAGTTTGAGCGCTTATTCTCAATATTCTCAGGCCAAAATAGATTATCCAAAATTTGAAACAGACTCAAATGGTCAACAAGTTATTGTAATGACTATTGAACAAGCACAGTCACTTGATAACGGTACTGACTTATTGGCTCTTTTAGAAAAACAAAGTACTCAAATTGGTCAATATGATTCAGTTTGTGTTAGAGTTATTAATGATAAAGAACAAGTAATTGCTTCTCAAAAATTAGAAATTGCTAAATTAAAAGAGTCTTTGAACAATAAAGACCAACAAATTAAAGCTCTACAAGGTGAAGTTGCTGCTTATCTAAAGAAAATTCTTATTTTAGAAGAACAAGTTACTAATAGGCAACAAGTTATTGATGAGAAGAATCTACAATTAAGAAAAATGAAAACCAAAATGGTAGTTGGTGGTCTCGGTGGAGGCGTTGCTATCATAGGATTAATACTGGGTTTATTAGTAATTCATTAAATGATAAAAAATGAGTTTTAATACTTAATATATAATCTATAAAAAATATTCAAATACAAATGAAGCATATTAGAACATATGAAAACTATCGTATTAAAAAGAACAGAGAAGAAATCATTAAAGAGTCGGTTCTTCAAGTAAACGATATTTACAAAGTAAAGACAATGATTGATATTCCTCAATCTTTAATCAATGCTTATGTGAAAAAAGTAAAAGACACTACAGGTAAAAACCTACGCACGTTCTTTGGTGATGTTGATATTGCTGAAGAAATTGTAAAGTTTATTAATATGGATAACTTAGATGTTGATAAAATCCCTGGTGGTGCTTTAATGGGTGGTGGTCAATCACAAACTCAAACACAACCTGAGGCTCAACCTCAAGTTCAAGTAGAGGCTCAACCTCAAGCTCAAACTCAAGAAGCTCCTCAAGCACAAGCTCAACCAGCTCAAACTGAAGCACCTGATCAAGCTCAAGCTCCAGCACAAGGTGAGTTTGAAGAACCTCAAGCACAAGCTCAACCAGCTCAACCAGCTCAAGGACAAGCTCAAGAAGCTCCAGCACAAGGTGAAGAAGCTCAAGAAGAGGAAGAAGCTCCAGCACAAGGTGAAGAAGAAAATAAAGAAGGTGAAGAAGAATTACCTCTTTAATTTATAAAATATTCAAAGAATTAAAACCCATCAAGAAATTGATGGGTTTTTTATTTAATATATATGTTATGAAGAATATCAAATACTTTTCTAAATTTAACGAAACTCTATCTAAGTCTGATTTAAATGACTTTGATTTTGATGATATTAGTATGAGTTTAAGTGATTGGTGGATATCTGTTGAAGATTCTTTACCACCATCTGGTAAAAATGTTTTAATTTATTTAAAAAATGATAAAATTTCAATAGCATCTCTAAGTTATGGTATTTCAAAAATTGAAAGAGATGCACTAAAAGAATCTGATCCAGAAAGATATAGAACTTACTCTTTTGCTGATGAAGATAGTAACAATAAAGTTGCTTATAGATGGAAAGAAAATGGACCCGGTTCTTACTTTGGTCAAGAAGTTTTATACTGGATGCCAATGCCAATTAAACCTGAAAATTAATATGAGATATATTAAAACATTTGAAAGTCATAGTAATGGAACATTAATCATAGTTGATGTTCAGAAGTCATTTAAGAAATACTTCTCTGAGATGTACTTGAATGAGTTAAAGAAGTATTGTAATAACTTTCAAAGTGTTTACCAAGTATGGGATAATCACATAGATGGTAACAATGTAGATAAAGATTATTTATACGATGAGACACCTGTAATACCTATTCATAAAGACCTTTATCATTTCCCTAATCAAAAAGAACTTATTGAGAAAAGATATAACTATAAAGTTGATGCTGACTTTTATAAGAAAGTATTAGATAAAGAAGTTTATAATGAAATATCTGATAAAGAAGATAAGAAACTATTAAAGAAAGGTGATATCTTCAATACTAAAGGAGGAACATACATTGTTTATATAGGAAACAATCATCAGTGGTATCACTGTCCTAAGAAATTATATGATTTACTAACATCATTAAAAGGTAAAGAAGTTACAATTGTAGGTGGTGCTGATGGTGAGTGTTTAGAGGATATTGTTACAACTGCTGAAACACTTGATGTTAAAATTAAAAGAGATTATAAGTATATCTATACTGCTAATAGTTGTCCTATTTAATAAAGTGCAATAAGTAAGGGTCTTTTGGGTCAGCAACTGTAGCACCACATCTTTGCCAGAACTTTTTACTATCCTTTGTACATCTTACAAATACCTCATCTTCTAAATAAATATCAAGTACTTTTTTGGCAAGATATTCACCTAATCCTTTACCTCTCATATCTGAGAATGCTGACATTATTTCAGGTTTGCCGTATTTTGAATTTGGATTAATTTCTATCTCTACTATTGGTTTACCATCTAATCTCAATTGGTAAAAATTAGTTTCACCCTTTTTGGCACCAAATGATGGTTTGAATATGGTTTTTTCACCAGTAGGAACTTTATAAAATTCTACTTTAGATATTAAATCTGTATCAATATAAGACTCAAATGTTTTTAGGTATTTCATAGTTTATATATTAAAAATATATTTAAGTTATAACAGCATATACATTATATTCGGCTATTTGAAATAGTATTTCCATATATTCTTGATATCTTTCCGGATCTTCATAAAAGTTAACTTGTAAATCATATGTTATAGAATCTAGTTCTGGGATATAGCTTTGAACTTGTTGTCTTAACTCGGCGGATATTGTCTCAGCAGATAGCCTTGTTTCATGTAGATATTTTGGTAAATCACCTCCAAAATCAGGCTCGCAAAATAATTCACCTTTGTTAGTGAATATCATCATTTCCCATTTTTGTAGAACAACTCTAACAAGGTCATCTTCAATAATTTGTGTATCATTGAATCTTGGGTGACCAGGGTACTCAATATAAAAATCTGTAAAGTCAAAAGCCATAACATATATATTAATATATTATGGCTCTTTTGTTATAGTAAAATATCTCTGAACTTACCAATTATTGTTAGACCTAGAACAATAGGGTCTGTATTGGTTTCTAATTTAGATGAATAATCTGATATGATAAAATTACATTCAAATAATTTGTCTATATTTTTACTTTCTGATATAGACCAATCAATAAATGGTTTTCCTAAAAGTCTAATCATCACATCAATCTTTTCAGCACCAAAGTTAGTCATCAAGAAGTGATAGATTTTCTCATAGTCTAATGACTTATCATAGATACAAGAGTATAAATCTAATTTTACTTTATTAGATACATTGGATGAGTTCTCACCTAGACTACCAGTTTCTAAATAGTTTTGAACTTCAACCATTATAGACCTAAAGTCAGGAAACTTTTTAGTAATAATAGAAGCCAAATCTTCTTTAGGTATTTCTTTACCTTCTTTTGGTAAAATTACATTATTGATTCTTTTATAAACTTCTTGTTTAAGATACTTTTCTTCTTCAAGACTTTGGCAATCAAAGTTAATTTGAGGAATTCTAGACTTAATACCATCAGAAATCTTATTTAAGTGATTGGTAGTAATAATGAATCTAACATTCTTATTATACTTTTCAATAAATGCTTTGAAAGCATCTTGGAATTGTGCAGATACTCTTTCAAACTCATCTAAGAAGATATATTTGATATCAGAGTCAGTCTCCATCATTGGAGTGAACTTACAGAAATCTTCAATTTCACTTCTTAAAACATCAATGGATGTGTATAAAGAAGAGTTCAGTTCTAAATAAGGTTTATCTTTTGTGTATTTACCGATAAGGATTCTAGCCAAACTGGTTTTTCCGGTACCAAAGTGACCGTAAAATATAAAGTTTTGGTTAACACCATTTTCAAAATGTTTTCTAATTCTAGGTAAAAGAATAACATCCTCCATATTTTTTGGACGCCACTTTTCCCATAAGAGTAATGATTTAACAGACATATTTATTCAATTAGTTAATAGGTATATAATCTCATGAAGAGAAAGTTTATATTTAATATATACCGATATGATAGGAGAAAGATTTAATTTTGAAGACGTATTTTTTAGAGATTTAACAGTTTGTGTTTTAGATACTTTAGAAGGTCAAGTTAAATGGATCAACAGATTTTCATCTGGTGATGTATTTGTTCAGGTTCCTTTCTATTACTCTTTAACAGGTGATGAAAGATTTCTTTTAGACTCTTTTACTGATGATATAGTTTCTGAAAATAGATTTGTTGAATTAAATACCGATATGATACCAAGAGGTCATTTAACTATGACTGGTTTCAATATTAAATCTGATGAATTTGCCAATCCTAACGTTTGGTTAAGAATGGTTGTTGAGAATGAAGTAGAGATTAGAAAAGTAATTGCTAAAGTTAGAGCAGTTCCTATAACAGTAAACTATGATTTGGAAATATTATTAAGTTCTGAGATTGATACATTTAAGTGTTCTCAAGCTATTATGGATACTCTTTGGTTATATAAGTTTATGTACTTTGAGTATAACTTTATGAATATTGATGCGGTTATTTTGATGCCGGATTCAAATCAAATTGAAATGGCTAGAGAAAAGAATTTAACATCTGATAATAATATTAAAATGAAAGTTTCCTTTACAGTTGAAACTTATTATCCTGCGTTTAGAAGTGATAGAGTTAATGGTAAAGGTTATCCACAGTCATATGGTTCCGGTATGTCAGATTCTAATGGCTTTGCTTTTTCTGGTGGTTATTCTGACTTTTTTAATCAACCAGGTGATGCAACTCCTTATGGACAAACTGGTAGTTTCTATAATACTCAAACAGCATCACCAAATGGTCCGTATGGTCAATTTGCTAATTCTGATTATTTAATAATATCACCTAAGAGAACAAGGTGGTTTAATAACATTCTTAAAGCCAGAGAAAAGGCTTCTGGTAATATAATTAACCCAAATGGTAAAGGTCCAGGAGGCCCACCCGATCATTAATATAACTATTTTAAAAAATGGTAAAAAATGACTTTTTATCTATAATATATAGAGTATATAAAAAAAAATATTTTAAAAATATGAAGAATCTTAAACTTGAGTTATTTAACTTCAAAAAGGACCTTACTCTTGACCAGGAGGAAGTTTCTGTGATAGTTGAGGGACATATGAATGCTTGTAATGAGTTATCAGAAAAGCAAATAATAGTTTCTCTTAACGAAAGACTTAAACCATACACTTATGATAAAAGCGTTAAGTCTCTATTAGAGAATCTTAATGATGATATGAAAAATTATGAGTTATTATATGAATTAAAAAATTTATATAATGTTCTTAATTCTAAGAATCAAGGTGAACTTTACAGACAACCATTAAACGTTGTTCTTCAAACAATTAATTTGGAAACTGACCAAGATAGAATGTCTAAAATTCTTAATGAGTTAGCAGTTTATGACTGGGTTCCTGAAGTTAAGTTATTCGTTCATAATTTAACAAAATCACCAGAAAAAAGAACAAATCTTTTAAGTGGTGGTAAAGCAGAATCTACATTCACTATTGTTGAACAAGTAGAAGATGGTCACGTTGCTTTAGTTAAAGATTCATGGTTCTTATTATCTGAAAATACAATTGAAAAAACATTATTAGAAAATCACGTTAAAGATGAAGAATCTTTAAAATCTTTAAGAATGTTAGAAACGGCAATGAAATATGCTCAAGTTACAGAAGACAGAGTTAACTTCAGAATTTCTGAATACTTAACAATCGGTCTTGCAGTTGGTAAAAAATCTGGTCTATTTATCAATGATGACGAAATGAACGAAGAAACAACATTAGAGTCTTTATTCTCTTCTCCAATCGTTCCAATCGTTAATAAAAATTTCTACCCTATTTTATTAGAAGTTTCTAAAAACTTAGATAAATTTGTAGAATTAGATGTTGTTAAAAGAGTTAACAACTTAATCAATCCTTACTTAGAATTATTTGCTTTCAATTACAAAAACAATACTTTTGTTTACAGATGTGATGAAAGATATGGTAACTCATTCTTCAAATACGAATCAGCTTTAGAATTAGTAAACGAAGTAAGAAACGAATTAAACTATGATTTAACTTATTTCTTTGAAAATAAATTAGATAAAGAATTAATCGTTAAGAGAAAATTAGAAGACAAAGAAAGAGAAATCACTTTGAAACTTGAAGATGTTAATTTTAACATTTCTAAAGTTAAAGGTTCTATCCAAATGATTGGTGAATCAGAAGTTTTAACTACAGCTCTTAAAAACTTAGAGAAAAGAAGAGAAAACTTAGATACTGAATTACAAGCTACTAAGGAACTTCAATATAACGAAAGAATTAAACTTTAATACTTAATATTAATAAAAATCCTCAAAGAAATTTGAGGATTTTTTTTATTATATAAACTTTTTCATGATGCATGTATATAACATGAAAGCATGAAACAAAGGTGTCTATTCCTAGAAACCTTAAAAAAATAAGTATTATGAATGTACCTAAACAATAAAGACTTATACATTGAAGTTATCGTATCAAAAGCACAAGGCAAACTAACAAGAAATGCAGAGAAAATGTTAGAACTTCTTGCCAAAAAAACAATTAAAAAAATGAGATATTGGTCTAATGACGATAAGTTAGACTGTTACCAATCAGGACTATTAGATATGTTCCAAAACTGGTATAATTTCAACGAAGATAAATCAGTAAATGCGTTCGCATACTTTACCGAGGTATTCAAAAGAGGAATCGCTAAGGGTTATAACGAACTTTATAAAAAGAAAGGTGATAACGAACACTTAATCAAATTAATCTCAATTGAAGGTTCAAATGATGGACAAGGACTTCACTCACTTTAATATAAAAACATTTGATATAGTTATGACACCAGCATTTAGTGCTAGTATCATACCTATAACTATATTTCCTTCAAGACAGAAAAGACGAAAGGAGAAAATTCAAAACATCTTTAAAATAAAAAATCCACTCAATTGAGTGGATTTTTACTTTATAATCATTTATGTTATGCTTCTGTTGAAACCTCAACTTCAGAATAAACTGTTTGTAACATTCTAAGTGATACTTGGTAAGGATCGCAGTTAGAAGCAGGTCTTCTATCTTCAAAATAACCTTTGCCTTCAACAATTGCTTGAGCTGGAATTCTGATAGATGTATCTCTTGTAGAGAAACCGTAACTGAATTCATTGATACTTGATGTCTCATGAGCACCAGTTAATCTTTGGTCATTGTGTAATCCATAAACAGCAATGTGTTCTTTTTGGAATTTTTCTAATTTAACCATAGTTTCTTTGATGATGTCTAATCCACCTTCTTCTCTCATTTCTTTAGTAGAGAAGTTAACGTGGCAACCTGTTCCGTTCCAGTCACCTTTTAATGGTTTAGGATGTAAAGAAACTTTAACATTGTACTTTTCAGCAACTCTTTGTAATAGATAACGAGAAACCCATAATTGGTCAGAACCTTCTAAAGCAGTAACCGGTCCAATTTGATACTCCCATTGTCCTAAAAGAACTTCAGCGTTAATACCAGAGATATCTAAACCAATTTCCATACACATATTCATATGTTCTTCAACAATGTCTCTACCAACTACGTTATCAGAGCCGATACCACAGTAGTAGTCACCTTGAGGTCTTGGTGATTTATTTGAATCTAAAGTAAATCCTAAAGGAATACCTTCGCCTGAACCAAATGGAATCATTGGCTTGTGTGTAAGAGTGTATTCTTGTTCCCAGCCAAACCAAGGAAGTTCTAATTTGTCGCCAGAACTAACACCTAACTCATTCACTTTTTTAGCTAAAGCTCTTCTGTTATTTGTTTCATGTGTTGATCCGTCTGGATTAAGAACTTCACAGAAAACTAATTTGTTTGTTCCTTTTCTAAAAGGATCATAAGTTACAAATACAGGTCTTAGTAAACAGTCGGTATTTTTACCTTTACCTGCCTGAGCTTGTAATGTTGAACTTCCATCAAAAGACCATACTGGATAGTCAGCTGGATTCATTGAATTAATTTCCGAAGCAATTTTAGTTTTACTTCTAATTTGTTGAGGCTTAGAACCATCAAGCCAAATGTACTCTAATTTGGTATTATTCATAAATGATTTGTTTTTTTTATTTTATATATTTTGCTAAACTTTGTTTAACATTATTACTAAAATAAATACAAAATTTAAAAAAATGAATAAAGTATTTTTACAACTTTGGGAAGAATCTAACACCGAAGAAGGATTTCTTAGTGATGGGTGTTCATTGCATATAAATTTAAAAGAAAGAGATATTTTTGTTACCTCTATTTATAGGGGAAGAGATATTTCATTAGTTCCTAATCAATATGATAGAATTGTTGGAGAATGTATAGAAGTTTTTGTAGAAGATAAGCTATATAATATGATACTTAATGATAAGAGTGTTAAACTTCCTGAAAACTCTTTTCAAAATTTGTTAAAATTTGAAGAAATAATCTTTAACGAAGCCACTATATGATAATTCTATTTTATTTAATATCAATTTTATTTGCTCTGAATGAGATTTATTATGTTTTTAATAAATCAAAATTAGATACTAACTTTAAAAACTTAGATGTTAAATCATCAACTAAGTTAGATATAGCTCATTACTTATTAAGAATTATGTTTTGGGTTTGGATGATTGTAGGTATTTGGTCTTCACAATCAAATCTGTTTATATTTCTAACAATTTTACATTTATTTAGATTTCCATTTTACCATTTAAGTAGAAGACTTTATATAATTTGGACTAATATTCTACCAAGTATATCTTTTATCTTTATACTTATAATACTGATTTTTAAAATTAAAGGTTAAACTTCTTTAGATGTTGTTCAGTGATAATGATGAACTCAAAACCTTTCTTATTACACCAGTTAATCATTGTTTCCCATTTGTTCTTATTCTTGTAAGCCATTTTAAGGTCATATTCAAAGTTTTTTAACTTCTTCATTCCATTCTCAGGAACGACCAGATTGCCTTCATTTAAGTCTTGAACCATCTTGTACTCTTTGAACGGTTTAACCTCTACAACAACTTGTTTAAGTACTCCTTCAGAGTTTCTCATCTCATAGTAGAAGTCAGGATAATAACAATGTTCTTTTACTTTAGTATCACCGTTGTCAAAGTGTGTCATTTGATAAGGTATTCTCATACACTCAGCACCCCATTTAGTGATAGTTTTATTATTATCTAACCAAGTCATTATCTTCTTTTCCCAAGAACTTCTATAGTAAACACCACCTTGAGTGTTTAATTTAATTACTTTGTCTTTGTATTTCGGTATATAGTTACCTTGATTATAGTTGGCGTTATTTGGTTTTGAATTTAACATACCTTGGATTAGTTTATTTTATATATAAAAGAAAACAGATTTCCATGGGAGAATTAGTAGATAGAATCGGTATTAGAATGTTGGTTGATGGTGATGGTTTAGCTGATAACTTCAAAAACAACTCACTATATTTTTATGAAAAATATCAAAAGTCTGATGATAAAGTAACTTCAGTTGATGTTAGTAGTATTCTACCCGGTGGTTTTTATCACTTTCACTATTTAGATGATTCTAATTGGATGATGTATTCACCTGTATTTGTTACTAATTTTAAAAAGATATCAAATCAAATAATAATATTTGGAGTTAATTTTAATTTTATACCGTTAGAAGTAAGAGCTTATTTATTTGATAATTTTATGATAGAAGAAGATTTTGAAAAGGATAGATTACTAAAAGTTGATTATGAAGGTATGTATTCTGAATTAATTAAATATGGCTTTGAATATGCTTTAGTTGAATATAATGCTATTCAAATAAAATTAGTTCATAAAATAAGTGTAGAAACAGTACCAAGATTTTTAATTGCGGCTCATCCTAAGAATAAATATGACCCTGGTAAGTTATTTGATATATGGAAAGCTAAGATAGGTGATAAGAGTAAACGAAATCAAGAGATAATGAAGTCTATGATAGATGACTTTTATGATGTGAGAGGTCAGATTAATGAAAAATATGTTTTACTCAAGGATCATATTAAAAGAATACAAAATAGTGCGAAAAAATATGGTGGTAAATAAATAATATATACACTATAAAAATTATAATTCTAAATGAAACATTTAAGAAAATTTGAAGAACTTGATTATTCTACATATATGAGTGCTGCTGATAAGTTAGCTTCTTATGGACAAACTGATAGAGCTAAAGAGATTAGATCTCATGCAGTTGATATGTCTAGAAAAGAAATTGATAGTATGACTTTTGGTATATTAGTTGGTAATGTTAGACCATTTCCAGATGCTAAATTTACCAGCTTAGATATATTCAAGTCTGGTAGTGGTTGGATTATGAATTCTGTATTTCAATCAGGTAATAATACACATAAAGTAACTTCATCTGTTTCTCCTACAGGAGATATAACCTGGATGGAAGGTAATAAATTTTTAGATAGAAAATCTGTTTTGAATTTTCAAAAAATGATAGTTAAACTGTGTGAATCACAAGATGATTTACAATCATTCTTATCAGAGAATGGATTAGCTCCAGAGAATTTGAAACCTGTTCTGAGAACGTTCTATGTATAATACTCTAAGTGAAACCTACAATAAAATGTAGGTTTTCTTTTTTAATAGTGTTTTGGAGGAAGATTAAAAATTTAATATATAAACGAAATACTTATTTTAAAATAAATGGCATCTTATAATCAATTTAACGCTGGTTCTGGTCAAAATAATTTCACCTACACTAATAGTGCTGTTGAAAATAAAGGACTTTTTAATAGAATTTTAAGAGGTTTATCATCTTATGGTATGAACTATGATGATATGATTGTTAGAAATCAAGTTGGTATTGGTATCAATGAAGATCCATTTGCGGCTAGAGGAAATTCAATGTATGACTTCTTTTCACAAAGAGCTGTAGCTTCTGTATTAAATAGAAAGTCAATTCCTTATTTAGATAAAGCATATGCTGATAAAAGAAGAATTCTAAGAGAGTATTCAATTAAAGATGAGATTAGAGATTTTGTTAGTTCTTTAGCAGATGAAAGTATTGTTTATAATGATGAAAGAGATTTCTGTTCACCTAAGCCATTAGGTAATGATTATTCACAAGAGATTAAAGATAAGTATCAAGAGTATTTTGAAAAAATTTATAATAAGTTTGGATTCTCTGATAGTATCACGGCTTGGAATATGATGAAGGATTTCCTTATTGATGGATATATCGCTTTAGAAATTATCTATGATGATAAGAAAAAGAATATTATTGGTTTTAATAGATTAAGACCAGATACTTTAGTTCCAGCATTTGAACCAACTATTGGTCACTTATGGATTCAGTTTCCTGAAGATCCTCAATTAAGAAGAATCTTCTTAGATTCTCAGCTAGTTTATATTTCATATTCTACTCAAAATGATTATTCAGAAACATCTTATGTAGAAGGTTTAATTAAACCTTATAACCAATTAAAAATTCTTGAGCAAACAAGAGTAATGTTTAACATTATTAATGCTACAGTTTATCAAAAGTTTACTATTCCTATTAAAGGTTTATCAAGACAAAGAGCTGAAGAACAAATTGGTCAATTAATCAATGATTATTCAGAAGAAGTTGAATGGGATGATTCATTGGGTACATTAACTATTAATGGTGCTAAACACTTGCCTTATAACAAACAAATTTGGTTTCCTGAAGGAGATGCTGGTACACCAGCTATGGAATTAGTTTCACCTGAAGGACACAACTTAAATGAATCAGATATGTTGACTTGGTTCTACAATGCTCTAAAAAGAGCTTCTAAGATTCCTTTTCAACGTTTTGATAAAGAAAATGGTGGTGGTAACTTAATTAATGACTCGGCTGATATGACGAGAGATGAGATTAAATTCTACAACTTTATTAATAGATTAAGAGCTAACTTTAAAGAACTTATTGTTAAGCCTTTGAAATTACAAATGTTAATTGAATTTCCTGAGTTAAAAGATGATGAGGTTTTAGTAAATCAAATTGATATTAACTTTAACTCTAATCAAGTATTTGAAGAGTGGAAAAAATTAAATAACTTAGCTAAGAAAGCCGAAATCTTTGGTACATTAGTTGGTGTTATGAATGGTGAGAAACCTTACTTCCATATTGAGTACTTAATTGATAATGTATTTAAATTAACTCCAGAAGAAAAAGCTGAAAATCAGAAATACTGGGCTAAAGATGCTGCTGGTGTTGCCGCTGGTGGTGCTGAAGCCGGTGCCGCTGGTGGTGCTGAAGGTGGTGAAGGTGGTGACGCCGCGCCTGCTGAAGGTGGTGAAGCCGCGCCGGAAGCTCAAGCCGCACCTGAGGCACAAGCCGCCCCTGAAACTCCTCCTGCTGAAGGTGGTGAAGAATTTGAATTCTAAAACTTACTATAAAAAGAAAAACCTCTCAAATTTGAGAGGTTTTTTTATGCTGTCATTTTTGGATATATGAAGTAAAAAGATTTGACTTGATTATCTACTATATTCTGTCTGAGTTCTAGTTCAAGTCCTGATTCAATTAGTTCTCTTATAATCTTACCCCATTCGGTAGTCATTGTTTTAATTGTTATTTCTAATTCTAAAACATTATTTCCTTTGAGTATAAACTTCATAAACTTTATGACTGATGATGCTTTTTTAAGCACTTCAAAGTCGTCTGTGTCATCAACAAAAACATTTACATACATAACACCGTGAGCATGACCTGATATATCTAAAGTAAACTCAATCTTTTTATCTTCTAAAATAGAGTTTAGTTTAATCTCTCTTTTATATTGAGACCAATTATTAAAATTAGATAATAATTTCTCGTACTGTTCCAAGGTATTATTATCTAATTCAATATTAAAAGATTTTGTTACACTATGACCATCCATTTACAATAAAGTAAAATCTATTTGTTTTCTTTCTAAGTCTACTGACTTAACTACAACTTTAAGAGGATCTCCTAATCTGATTTTATCACCATTTTCACTTGTTATGGTGTAGTTGTTTGTATCAGCTGACCATTTACCTTCAAGTGATTGATATCTAACCATACCTTCACATTTACTTTCAACCAATTCAACATACATACCCCAATCAGTTACACCAGAAACGATGCCATCAAATACTTTTCCAATCTTATCTAAAAGATATTCAGCTTGTTTGTATTTAATTGAATCTCTTTGAGCTTTAGCCGCTACTAATTCTCTAGCAGAACACCATTTAGCTTGTTCTTCAATCTTACCAGGATTACCTTGAGATTTCTTATCTAAGAAATCAAGTAAAATTCTATGTGTGATTAAATCAGGATATCTACGAATAGGTGAAGTAAAGTGAGAATAGTGAGTAAATCCTAAACCATAGTGACCTATGTTCTTGATTGTATAAGTAGCTTTAGACATACATCTAGTAACTAAGGTTTCAATCATATTTTCCTCAGGAGTTTCTTTAATCTCTTTTAATAAATTGTTTAAAGTCTTTTTAATCTCAGTGGAATCATCATATATTTCTATATCATATCCAAAAGTTTTACAAACACCAACTAAAGCATTTAACTTTTCCATATTTGGAGTATCGTGAACTCTATACACATTTGCCCAACTAGCATCTGATAAAGTTTTAGCAACTGACTTATTAGCCAATAACATAAACTCTTCAATTAACTTGTTAGCTTCTTTTTGTTCTTTGAAATAAACACCAATTGGTTTCTTATTATCTGGTGCTAATTTGAATCTAACTTCAATACCACCCATCTCAATAGAACCTTCTTTGATTCTTTTCTTTCTAATCTTTTTTGCTAAAGTATCAAGTAATCTAATTTCAGTTGAATAATCACCATCACTTCCTTCAATAATTTCTTGAGCTTCTTCATAAGCATATCTTCTATCAGAGTGAATAACTGTTTTACCTTGCCAAGTATTTAAGATATTACCATCTGAGTCTAAAGTAAAGATAACAGAGAAAGCCAATCTATCTTCGTGTGGTTTCAATGAACATATACCATTACTTAAACGTTCTGGTAACATTGGTACACATCTATCAACTAAATACACTGATGTGGCTCTTTTGAAAGCTTCATCATCTAATTTAGTTCCTGGTTTAACATAGTGACCTACGTCAGCAATGTGAACTCCTACTTCAATTTTATTATTAACAATATTGACTGAGAGAGCATCATCAAAATCTTTAGCATCAACTGGGTCAATAGTTAAAGTAGTGATACCTCTCATATCTTTACGAGATTTAATTTCTTTTTCACTAATAACTTCGGGTACTAAGAAAGATTCATTAATAACATCTTGTGGAAATTCAATAGGCAATCCATACTCAATCATAATTGAGTTCATTTCTGTGTTATTATCTCCAGAATCTCCTAAAACTCTTGTGATTTTTCCTTGTGGTGATTTTGAGTCTTCCCACTTTACTAATTCTACTACAACCTTTTGGTCGTGTTCTGCTTTTAATCCACCTTTAATATAAAAGTCAACAGGTACTTTATTACTATCCGGAACAACAAATATTGTTTTCTTTCCTATTTGTACTCTACCGACATACTCAGTCTTAAATCTTGAAACAACTTCAATGACTTTTCCTTCTAGTTTTCTTTCAGCTTGAAATATTTGAACTTTTACTTTATCTAAGTGTAATGAGTTAGCTGTGTGTTTCTTGTAAATGAAGATTTCTATATCTTCTACTGCTAATGATGCGTTACCGTTTGTTGAGAACTCAATCTGACCTTCGTAAACATCACCTTCTTTTAATTTTATCATATATGAGTATTCTATTTAAGAAACCTCATTTTGTTTATCTCTTTTTGATATATTATCTACTCCATACTTTTCAATGAGTGTATTCTTCATTTTACTAAGCACTTTTTTATTCTGTATTGGATAGTCAACTCCAAAGTTTTTTCTTAAAGTTTCTTTTCTTTTTGATTCAGAACATTTTCTACAATAATATTCTCCAAAGTTGTTATCATATTTAACATAGTTTTTGAATATTACTTCCTTTTCAACACCACATCCATCACATTTACATTTTATCTTATAATGTGATCCTTTTGACATTAGCTCAATTGGTATTTTAATAATCTCTCCAATTGCTACATCATATCCTAAATCATCATAGTACTGATAATTTGATTCATTAATTTTTATTTCTATCTCTCTTGTAAGGATCATAAAAAACCGCTCAATTTCTTTTATTTATTAATTTTTGCCTCTCTCCTCCATGATTTTATACATGTTATAGCCGGTTTGAAACTCCACACCACTGTAAACAATCCACGTTGAAAAAAAGGCGGTTTCTTACTGATTATATATACTCTATATTTTAAAAAATAATAAACTTAAATGAAACCAGTATTAATTATAGAAAATTCACAAAACTCTCTTATTAGAGAGAATAATGGTTCTACTAAGAAGGATTATATTTTAGGTGGTACATTCACAGAGTTCGGTGTTAAAAACCGTAATGAAAGAATTTATACTGCTGATAAATTTCTTCCAGCTTTAGATGAATTAAATGAAAGAATGAGCAGTTTAGGCGTTGTTTATGGTGAGTTTGATCACCCAGATGTTTTTGACACATCTCTTTCAAGAGCATCACACATTATCACAAAAGCTAATTATGTAAAAGAATCAAATTTAGTTAATGGTGAAATTAGATTACTAAATACTTATTGGGGTAAAGAAGCAAAGGCATTAGTTGATGACGGATGTCCTGTTTTCGTTTCTTCAAGAGCTGCTGGTATCACTGAATCAGATGGTACTGTTTCATTGAAAAAATTATTTACATATGATATCGTTGCTGATCCGGGTTTTGCTTCTGCTAAAATGTCGGTTAAGAATATCAACGAATCATTAGGATATAATGAAAACTCTAACTTTAGGATATATGAAATGTCCGATGAGTCCAAAATAAATCAACTATTTGATATGAACAAAAATGAATTTGTAACAAAGCAACAGTTAACTGAGTATTCACAATATTTAGTTAAAGAATTAGCTTCTACACAGAAAGAAGTTAAAGGTGCTCTTACTAAAGGTAACTTGTCTCCTAAGAAAATGGAGCAACTTTTAGAGTACTATGATGAGTTAAATTCAACTAATGCTCAAGTCGTTAAGTATTTAGATTATTTGGCTGAAAAAGTTCAAATTATGGTTAATGAAAACAAGTCTTTAAAGGAAACTACTGACAAACTTATTAAACACAATGACTATTTAGCTGAAAGTTTAGAAAAAGCTGTTAACTACTCTGAATATTTAGCTGAGAATTTAGACAAAAATATTGAGTATTCTGAATATTTAGCAGAAAACTTAGATAAAAACATTTCTTATGCTGAGTATATCGCTGAGAACTTAGATAAGAATATTTCTTATTCTGAATATTTAGCAGAAAACTTAGATAAAAACATTGAGTACTCTGAGTACTTAGCTGAAAATCTTGATAAGAATATTGCTTACTCAGAATACATCGCTGAAAACTTAGATAAAAACATTGCTTACTCTGAATACATTGCTGAGCATGTTGATAACTCAATTGCTTACTCTGAATATTTAGCTGAACATGTTGAAGGTAACATTGCTTACTCTGAATACATTGCTGAACATTTAGATGATAATATTGCTTACTCAGAATACATTGCTGAGAATCTTGATAAATCAATTAACTACCAAGGAATGATTGTTGAAAAATTAAATTCTGGTAAATTAAACGAATCAATGAATGAAAACGAAGAAGCTTTCCCTTCATTACAAGCCGCAGGTTTTGAAAATATGGAAGAGGAAGAAGAATCTTATAGTTCTGAAGAAGAAAATAATCAAGAAGAATACAATGGTATTGCTCCAGCTCACGAAGAAGAAGCATATAATAAAGAAGAAGATGAAGACTGCGGTCCATCTACAACTGAAGAAGAAAATGAAGAAGAAGCTCATGATTATGAAGTAACTGGTAACAGTGATTCTGAATTATCTGAGTCAATCAACAAATTAATAGAAGAAGCTAAAAAACGTAAAGTTTCTGAATCAAGTGACTTGAATTTCTTAAAATTCTTAAACAAGTCACAAGTAGATAGCTACTACGCTTTGTCTGATGAAGACCAAGAGGCTGTTAAATTTCACATAAGCGAAAGAAATTACTTCACATCTAAAGATGTGTTAAGCCTAATCGCAGAAGCGCTATCATCTAAGAATGAATCTCTTGAAGAAAGAGTAATCAGATTAATGCCTGAAAACACTAAGGCTATCTGGAGTCAAATGAATGAATCTGCTAAAAAATCTATCTTATCACAAGCTAGACTTTACCCAGCTGAAGTTTTAATGACTGAATCACAAGTTGAGCATTTCTGGTTAACTAGAAAGCTTAAAACAAACGAGTCTGTAACTAAAAAGTTAGTAGCTCATGAAAGTTTAATACAAGAAGATAAACTTTCTGATAATGACGTTACTGCAATTATGGAAAGATTCAAAAACATTTAATCTATAAAAAATCCACACTTGAAATTATTGAAATTTCAAAGGCTAATATATAGATAAACACAAAAAAAAATTAAAAAAATTATGTCACACATTAGAATAGACAAATCAAAAGCGGTTAAGAAATGGGCTCCAGTTTTGGAAAACATGGGTGTAACTGAGGATAGAGTTGAATGGATGTCAGAAATGGCTGAGTATCACTCAATCAATGAAAATGCGTATGTAAACGCAGCAAACGTAGCAGGTATGGGATCAGTTGTCGCTGCTCAACCATCATCACTATCTGGTTATTTAGGTGGTGCTACAATCGCTAACGGTCAAGTTGGATCAGGCGATGTTGGTCAAAACTTATTACCAGTTGCTATGAAAATCGCAGCTCAAACAATCGGTTTAGATTTAGTAGCTGTAAAACCAACTCCAGGTCCAAAAATTGATTTACTTTATATTGATTTCCAATATGATGATATTGATACAACAACAAACGAAAGACCTCAAGTATTCAAATTAGCTACAACTACCCAAGATGCTGCTATTTACACTGCATTAGACAATGCTTTACCTGCAGGTGCTACTTTAAACCAAGGTGGTATCCAAGGTGGTAGACTTTGGTCAAAAATCAACAGTAACTCTTCACCAATGACATCTACTGAACCACCTGTAAAAACTAACCAAGTTGAGTTCTTAGGTTTCTCTCGTATTGATAATTTACCAATATTCAGAGCTTATAGACAAAGTAACTCTACTTCTATTGGTTCTTACAACAACTGGTTTGATGCTTCATTAAATACATTTGGACCTACTGTTTCAATGGTTTCTCAAATTACAAACGTAGCTGGTCTTACTGTTTCTGGTACTCCTACTATTACTTTAGTATCTGCTTTAGAAGATCATATCCCAGGTTTCTCTGCAAACTGGACATCTGCTGCTTCTGGTCAAGCTGCTGGTCAATACCCAATGGGTCGTTTGGCTGATGATCAATCATATGCTGGTGTTATCGGACCAAAAATTTCTTCTAAAACTGTTGCAGTTGGTACTATTGAAGTATCTTCAGCTCTTAGAAGAACTGAAATTGAAGATATCAAAGCTAACACAGGTATGGATATCGTTCAAAAAATGGAGTCTATCCTTGTAAACGAATTATCTCAAACAATTTCTAAACAAATTGTTGCTAAGATTTTTGAAATGGGTGCTCTTAATGCTTCTACCGCTCCTATCAGAACAGGTACTGAGACAATCTTTGACTTAAACACTAACTATGCTACTACTGCTGGTAATGTTGGTGGTGAAACTACTCACGCTGTTCAACGTAAGTTAATCACTAAGATTGCTCACGCTTCTAACTACATCGCTACTGAAGGTCGTGTAGGTCCTGCTCAATACCTTATCACAAACGGAGGTCTTGCTGCTGCTTTACAAGATATCGCTGGTTACACAATTAACCCAGTTAAATCTAAATTAAACGGACAAGGTCAATTATACCCTGTAGGTTCAATCGGAGACATCTCTATCTATGTAGATCCATATATGAGATATAACGATAACAGAATCGTGTTAGGTCGTAAGAACAACCCTGACCAACCAGGTATCATTTTCGTACCTTACTTAATGGCTCAGTCTATCTCAGTTATCTCTGAAGCTACATTCGCTCCAAGAATGTTGTTACGTTCAAGATACGCTGTAACTGAAGTTGGTTGGTATCCACAAAAACAATATATGACTATTACAGTTACTGACGCTGCTCAGTTATTAAACTAATAGTTTTATTGTAAATATTGAAAAAAGACCCTTTATGGGTCTTTTTTCTTTTTAAACAATTTCTAATTAATATATACAGTATGAAATATTTACTAATTGAAAATAGTGGTGATGATTCTGAAAATCGTGAATACGGAGATATAATTGTTAAATACTTTGATGATTTGACTGATGTTTATTCACATATCTGTAATGAACTAATATATGAGGATTTAGACATAGAAGATTTTAAGAATGATCCTTATAGTAATGTTGAAGAAAGAGTTGAAGAACATGGATCTAGTTATTATATTTTTGAAGATGAGAATGAATTGATATCATTAAAAATAGGTAATATAAAAGATGGTGATTGGGATAAATTCACAGATTTTTGTCTAGGTTTTATAAAAGAAAATAAAATAATGAACTATAAATCATTTAACGAATCTAAAAAAGAAAAATTTCCTAACATACAGAAGTTAGAAATAGAAGGATTTATTGTTTATGTTGGTAAAGATGCTAAATCTAACGATCATTTGACTTTTAATGTTGCTGACAAAGAAGATATTTGGATGCATGTTAAAGGTGTTCCTGGTAGTCACGTTGTTATTCGTGTTAGAGAGAATTTACCAACAGAAACTGTTATTAAATCTGCTGCGGAATTGGCTAAAAAGAATAGTAAAGCATCAAAAGATGATAAAGCAACTGTTGTTTATTGTCAAAGTAGATTTGTTAAGAAAGAATCAGGTATGAATGATGGTCAGGTTAAAGTGGATTATACAAATTCCTATCAAATTGTAGTTTAATATTTAATATATAATACATAATAAAATAAATTAAAAATGGCAGATAATAAAGAACCTATAAGAATTAAATTTTCTGAAGAACTTCATGATTTATTAAAAGTTTTAGAAGATGAGAATAGCTATATAGCATTTGAAATGCTTTGGTTGAACGAGCCTAATTCTAAATATCACAATGGTCTAGGAATTAGTGATGTTAATATATCTAAAACAAAATCTTGTTTAGATGTTACGTCTACAATTAATGGTGTTGTTGATGGTAAAGTTCACCCTATGAAAATAGAAAACTTTCTTAAATTTTACTTTAAGAATTACTTTCAAACTTCTGATATTCAAGAATTCATTGAACAGTATAATATATTAGCAGGTGGTGGTTCGGTTGAAAGTATTGCTGTTAATAGAATTACACCAGAACCTTTTAGTTACAATCCTAAAGATGTTAGAAGTACATTTATTTCATTGGTTACTAAGACATATCCTCACGGACATGAAGAAGAAGTAATGGCTTTTATGCCTAAATTAGAAAAAGATATTGTAGGTAACTATTATAAAATCATTGGTGAGAATCCAACAACTATGTTTACATCTCACTTAGATACTGCTGATAGAAAACAAGGTACTACTAAACTTCTTTCTAAGAAAGATGAAAATGGTGATGAAATTATTTATACTGATGGTTCTACTATATTAGGTGCTGATGATAAGTCAGGTGTTGCTGTTATGCTTTATATGATGGCTCATAATGTACCAGGTCTTTATTACTTCTTTATGGGAGAAGAAAGAGGTGGTATTGGTTCAGGTTTATTATCTTCGGTTTATGAAAAAGTAGAATATGTTAAGAATATTAAGAGATGTGTTTCTTTTGATAGAAGAGATGTTAAATCTGTCATTACTTCACAATTAGGTAGAACTTGTTGTTCTGATGAATTTGGAACTGCTTTGGCTAAACAATATAATGCAAATGGTCTTAATTTATCATTAGATCCTACAGGTATATACACAGATTCTGCTTCATTTTTAGAACAAATTGCTGAATGTACTAACATATCAGTTGGTTATTATAATGAACATACTGGTAAAGAAAGACAAAATATTAACTTTCTGGAAAGACTTGCTAAGGCTAGTGTTCAAGTTAATTGGAATTCATTACCAACAGTTAGAAAAGTAGGAATTGATGAAGAAACTATTAGAAAATATGGTAAGTTAATTAATGACTTAAAAGCAACACCATTTGGTATTGATATTAAAATAGCATCTGATAGAGCTACTACTTTTATTCAATGTGATTTAGAAGAAGGTTATATTGATGAGACTTATGAAGCTTTAACAACACTACAATTCTTATTGAATAAACACAAAGTAAGTCAAAAAGTATATTTTGATGGAGAATACATAAAAATAGATTTATTATAATGAAACTTAAAAAATTTAACCAACTATTTGAAAGAGAAGGTTTTGATGATATATATGAGCCTTTTGATGATGATGATTATAATGATTATCGTTATGATAAAGAATATAAAGGTGAAGATGAGGATGATTCAGATGATGATATGTCACATCTTTGTTATCTTTTAAGATCTATGTTTAATAATAATAATATTGATGTTAATGTTGAAAATAGTGGATTGGATTTATCTATTACTGCTCAATTTGCCAGAAGAGAATCACTTAGTGATATCGTTAGAGTATTTGAAGTTATTAAGAAAATTAAAAAAGATATTTTAGCTCAATACTCTTCGTCTTATGAAATGTGGGAAACTAAATCTGGTTCACCTATGATTACATTTGAATTTATGTTAGAAGATGATGATGATAAAGATGGTGTAGTTACAGATGATAAGGATGATGATTATCCTTGGTAATTTTTAAAATTTCTAAACTTTTTGCTATTTCAGAATATTATATATATATTTGTAGAATAATAAACACACTTGGGGATGTTTTAGAATTGATTTGCGGAGTGGTGGTGATTATGCGGGTATCGGGTTGTCGTATGACCGATTAATAAATTAGATGGTAAAGTCGTAAATGGCAAAACAAATGAAGTAGCTAGCAATGAAGATTTAGTATTTGCGCTACAAAACAACATGATCTTGGTAGAAGATCTAGCAACTGTCTAACAACAGTTACTATCAAAAAATTCTCCAACTTGTTTCACACAAGAATAAAATAGTGAAATGGTTTTTTGTTACTTATTAGAGTTTCTCAAAAAAAGTAAAAAGTTTGTAAGTTTATAAAAATTTACTACGCCTGTGAATGAATAATTATTAACAACCGAAAAAGACACGTTGGGCAGTACAACGTCATCTCCACAAGAACAAAGACCAGTAATGGTCTTTTGTTATTTTAAAGAGGTAAACTTTATTAATTTGATTGATATAATAACTATGATTGATAAATTTGAAGGTCGTTATAGATTCTTATCCAATTTCTATCCGTGTAAGATAGAACACCAAGGTATTAAATACCCGTCAGTTGAGAACTTTTATGTGGCTATGAAAGTAAATGACCAACAATTAATTAATGGTACTTACTATACGCCAGGTGATTTTCGTGAAATGATTGCTAGAATTACCAATCCTGCTGAGGTTAAAAAACTTGGTTCTAAAGTTAAATTAAGAACGGGTTGGGATGAAAAGAAATTAGAAGTTATGAATTGGGCTGTACGTCAAAAATTCAAAGAAGAAACTTTAGCTGAATTATTATTATCTACTGAAGACCAAGAGTTAATTGAAGGTACGTGGTGGCATGATAAATTTTGGGGTATATGTGTTTGTACAAAATGTGCTGGTAAAGGTGAGAATCATTTAGGTAAGATTCTTATGGAAGTAAGAGAAGAATTAAAATTATCAAATCAAAAACCTTCAATTCAAGATATAATAAAAGACAAAAATAAATTAAATTAATAATGAGTGTAATTTCATATTTCGGAGGTAAGTCCTCAAATGTATTCATTGAGTTTATTAACTCAAAAATCCCTAAAGATGGTTCAATCAAAACCTACTTAGAACCATTCTCTGGCTCAATGGGAACGTATATGGACGACCCAAACTTAAAGTTTGATGTAGTTGTCTATAACGATAAAAATCGTCACCAGGTGAATCTATATAAGTGCGCTTCTCAACCAGAAGAATTTGTTAAGTATTTAGAAGCTTTGAAAAGAACTTTACTTCATACAGATGAAACTGATCCATTGAAGAAGTGGGATTTCTATAAAGAGATTTACAAAAGATATATTAAGAATGATTTCTTAGATAATATGGATTTTGAGATTGGTGATTTCAAAAAAGCGGCTATTTATGCTTTCTTAATTACATCAGCTCACAATTCGGTTTATCCTCGTGGTGCTGGTTTCAATGGTTATAAGAAAGATAAAGATCGTTTGAAATTAGAGGTTCTTATTGACAAGTTGAAAAAGAACAAATACACAGCTAAGTTATCTACTATTACTGACTTCTATAATATTGACTTTGAGGAATTGATTAATCAATATGATTCTGAAGATACTTATTTGTATTTGGATCCTCCTTATCACAGACCTGATGAGAATGGTGATGATGATGCTAAGAGATTATCTTGGTATGGTGCTGATAAAGAAGGAATGTTTGGACCTGCTTCACATAGAAGATTGTTAGATTTGATTAAGAAATCTAAATCTCGTTGGTCATTATCATATTACTATTTCCCTTTGTTAGAGGAATTGTTACCAAGAGACCAATACATTTGGACTGAAAAAGAAGTATTTAGAAGTTCAGCTCAAGGTGGTAATAACTCTGAAGGTAAAGGTGAACAAGCTAAAGGTGTAGAGTTATTGATTTTAAATTACGATCCAGTTACTGGTAAAAAATTAAACATTCAAGATGGAGTATCCGCTACCGAGACAGAGATATAAGCATTACAAAGGTGGTACTTATGAAGTAATTACTTTAGCCACTCATACAGAAACCGGAGAAAAGTTAGTAGTCTATAAGTCTATCAACTTTGGCTCTATTTATGTTAGACCATTAGATATTTGGAACTCAAATTCTGAACTTGGTCATAAAAGATTTGAATTAATATAATGGCAATAGCTTGTAATCCTAGTGTATTTAATATAAATAGCTCATCAAACTCAACCGCAATTAATGTTGATGTTGATGGTTGTACAGTTGTTAGTAAGTTAGTTCTATTAGATGAGAAGACTGGTAACAAATGGCAAATTAAAATATCAGATGGTGAGTTAATAGCTGAGCCATTAGAATTAGAAGATAAAAGAGAATATAAACTAAATAAAATACTAAAATGAAAAAGTATAAAGTTTCCATTTATGGATATGGAGCAGAAGTAACAATTGGTTCTGTAAATGAAGAACAGAAAGAAATTCTTAATAACAATGATAAAGAGTTATGGGAAATTGTGACTAATGATTTAGAAGATTGGGGTGGTTGGTATGAAGTTGATGACCAATATCATCGTTGGGGAGCTTCAGGTACATTTACTATTCTTATTGAAGATGAGAATGGAGAAGAAGTATATAAAATTGATTCTGATAATTTAAGTGAATTTGATACTGATGATTTTCAGTTAGTAGATTATGAATATACTGAAATTGATGAGTCTAAAGACTTATTAATGTGTGCTTCATTTGAAAAGGGTGGCTTCTTTGAAGGTGATATTGAAACTGAAGAGTTTGATATTACTAAACTTAAAATCACTATTGATGAAGAGATTGGTATTGAAGAATACTACTTTGGAGATATTGTAGCTGGTGTTTACTATGATGATGAAGAAGTAGATAACTACGGTGGTAGTACTAACGGTAAGTCATTTGATGTTACTAAGAACTTTTAAAAAGAAAAAACCTCAGAGAAATCTGAGGTTTTTTATGTTTACCATCCAATAAGTTCATCAAGTGCTTCCTGTATAGCCGCTGAATATGCCATGTCGTGATCACTATCACCTTCATCATATCCTATTTCATCAGCCACTCTTTTTAATTCTTGATTAAAAGTATCAATAGATTTTCTGAACTCTTCTTTAAGAGTTTTATATGATTCTGTTTTTTGAATTTTATCCATTATATCGTAGTCAATATGTGATTCATTGACAATTGATTCTTCTAATTCCTCAATAGCATCAATCTTATCTTTAATCTCAGCCGGACTTAAATCATCCATCTTACGAGTTGTGTTATTGAACTTATATCTTGAGTTAGCCATATTCTTTTGTTGGTCATCAGTATTAGGCTTGTTTTGTCTATCCATTTTTTTCAATTCTTCTTTTTCAGCATTAGGGTTAGCTGAGAAGTCTTTGAAGTTAACTACTTTTCTATTTACATTAAATGTAGGTTGATTATCTTTATAAGTCATTTTATAGAATTACTTTTTTGTATATATTAATTATCAAATCTCATTTATCTCATTTTAGAGAGTCGGTTTTTTATATATACCTATGATAAAAACAAAAATCAAAAAAGAGTGTATAATAAAGATATGAGTAAATTAGTAACGTTAAACGGAAATAACGACCAAGAGCTTCTAAGTTCAATTTTTGATAATGAAATAATTGTATTTGAAGATATTCAAGGGTCTAAAATATGGATAAATTGGGATGGTAAAGAATTTACTATTAAACCAAAATCAATGAGTAGTGAAAAACTTAATCTTGTTGATTTGGCTATCCAAAACTATTATAATCCAGGTATTAAATATTTAGAATCATTGGATGTTAGAATTAAATCACTATTGAATAAAAAATGGTGGTTTTGTTTTGAGTACTTTCCAGATGAGCAACCAGCTAATATTGAATACACAAGAGTTCCTAAGAATCATTTGGTTTTAACTGCTATTAATAAAGGTGGTAAGTATGACTTTAGTGTTGAGGAATTAGATGAGTATGCTAGATTATTTGATGTTGATATGTTACCGATTGTTTTCCAAGGTAAATTAACTGAAAGAATGATTGAGGCTATTAAATACTTTATTAATACAAGTGAAGAAGACTTAGAATATGTATTTGGTGAAAAGTCATTTGCTTTTTTCTTTTATAGAATATTAAATCCAAGTTCTACTAACTCATTTCTAATGAAAGATGAAGATTATCAATCAAATCTTGAAAAACTTATTGTAAGAACTAAAAATGGAGATATTTCGTTTGAGATATTAAACCCTTTATATAAAAGAATAAGTGATAGTAACTCAACAGATTTTGTTGAAATATACACACTTATCTTAGTTAACTTCTTAAATTTCTGTCAATCATTTAACTTAGATGAAATTAAATTAAAAGGTGAGAAAAGAGATGAAGTTTACATTTATTTAATGTCAAAATTATTTAATGTTTATGTTTCTGAAGTTAAACAAGATTTATTAGATTTTGACTTTATAGTTCCTGAGTTCTTTGATAAAGAAAAGTTCAAAATTAATACAGAGTTAATTCCTAATAAATTGACTAAAGATTATATTAAAGAGTCAGATAAGTTAGAATATATTTTCAAAGTTATTTTAGGCTCATTTAACAAGAAAAGAAAGAAAGCTATTGGTGTATTCACTGATAATACTGTAATTCTATTTAATACTTTTGTTAGTGATATTAATAATTATATTGAGAAGTATCTTAATAAGGTTCATGAAGTTGAATTAACAAGAGCCGGATTACTTGACTTTGGTGATTTCTTTGAGATTCAATATGATCAAGATGGTGAAGGTGAAGTTTACCCTGATGTTTACTCGGAGTTTGAAAAAGGAACACCTGAACAAAAGAAGAAAAAAGGTAAAGGTGGTAAAGGATTACCAATGCCTGATGAAGAACCATCTAAAACCCCTACTAAGTAATGAATTCAATTGATGTTAGTATTAGAAGTGTTCAAGTTGAAGCTAAAACAAGACCGATTAAAGCTACTTGGACTCGTGAATTGATAGCTGATTTAGATAGTTATCATAATATTGATATTGAAAAGGAACTTTCTCATCTTTTGAAAGAAGAGCTTCGTAAACAACGAGCTTCTAGTAGAAAAAAATCAATCAATAAAATCTTCCAAAATTAAGAACATAAACTTGGAATTTCATATAATTTATATGACAGTTTCAAGTGTAATTAAGCTCAGTGATATAGAGTCTTATTCTTCAATTAAGAAGAATTTAGAGGGTAAGAAATGTAGCTTACAGTTTCTACCGGTTTCGTTGGAAACAATTTCAAAACAAAAGAATTTTATTTATAAAGGTCAAAAGTTAAAGTCAGCTTATTTGATTGATATTATTCATAATTTAATTCTAAAGTATTATTTCAAAAAAGAAAACAAATTTCATTTAATGTCTCCTATTTTAAAGGAGAAATATGGTTATTTATATAACTATTATATGGATTTTCTTACAGAGAATAAAATAATTATTCTTTTGTCAAAACATCAAAAGGGTAAAAGTGCTAGAGTTTATGCTATTAATGAATATATTTTAAGAGGTACTATCATTAGATTCAACAATAGTGATAAAGTCTTATTGAAGAAATATAAGGCAAAAGTATCTCAGATAATAGAAGATAAGTCAGAGAACTCTTTAATTGATAATGATATTAAGATTAAATTGGTTGATGATTTATTTAAGATTCAAATTGAATTTGACCGGTCAATATTTTACTTAGACTCATTAAAAGATAATGATGTTGATATCTATAATAGAAATAAATATTCAGTTGAGTGTATTAATGACAAACATATCTTTTATCACTTTGATAGTTATGGTAGAATGCACACTAACTTTACCATCTTAAAATCATTTATTAGAAAGAACTGTTTATTAATCAATGGTGAAGAAACCGCTGAGATTGATATTAAGAATTCACAACCTCTTTTCTTAACTAAATTGATTCAAGACTCTGGTAGTAAATGGGTGAATCAAGAAGAGTTTGAGTTATTTAGAAATCTTACTATAAATGGTACTTACTATAACTACATAATGGATCATCTTGGAACAAAAGATAGAGGTATGGTTAAAGAATTAACATATAAAGTACTCTTTGGTAGAAATGGTGTTAATAGCAAAGCAGATAAGATTTTTAGTAGTCTTTTTCCTACAATACATTATTTTATCAAATTGTATAAAAAAGAACATGGTGATTATAAAGTATTGGCTTATGAACTACAAAAATCAGAAAGCAATCTTATCTTTAACAAGATAATCAGGCAAATAATGACACTTTATCCTGAAATAAATTTAGTCACAGTTCATGATAGTATTATTATGCAAAAGTCTTATAGAGATTCAGTTTGGGCTATATTTCAAACTAAACTTTATGAAGAATTTGGACTTATTTAAGAAAATAAAAGTTATATATACCTATATGAAACAATATCATTTAAAATCTAAAATTTCTAATGAATCATTTGCTAAATTTTTAGCACCATCTTTAGAAGAAGCCATTGAGTACTTTTCAAGATTAAAAAAATTATCTAAAAAAGACTTACTTAATATCTACGCTGTTACAGATTAAGTATTATATTTTTAATATATACTTTATGACAGGATTAGAACACAAAGATGCTTCATTTATTCTACTATCATCTCCACGATTAGAGGATATGATATCTATTTTATACGCTAAAGAATACCAAATTTTACCTATTAAAGGTTACTATAAAGGTCAATACGAAGACTCAGTTATGGCTTATGGTCGTGTTGATAATGATACTTTAAGAAAAGATGTTATTTTCTTATTAAATCATTTTCACGAAGAATGTGCTATTATTAAATACACTGGTGAAACTAATGCTAAAAAGATATTTAAAGATGGTTCTGAGATACCT